TATACTTATGATAAGGAAGAATCCAGTTAGCATAGGCATGCAACCAGAAATTGTTTTTATAATGATAGTAATCAAATCCTACTATAGGAGCAATCTCACCAAATCTATCTAGAGTTGACCATGCTTCTCTATTGTATCTATTCATTAAATCTCTAAAGATTGTTTCTCTAAATTCTAAATCTGTATCTGCAACTCTGTTCCCATCTGGATCTACCCAATACCAATCATTTATTTCATTACCATTTTCATCTTCTTCAGTATAGAATATATCATCATATCCATATATAAAACCTAAAGTGTACCAAGGATTAGCTGCAAAACCATCTTCATCAGTTTCATTTAACCAGATCTCAATTGGATTATATCCATAAGCACGGTCATGAGTTCTGAAGATTGCACCTCCAGATAAAGAGAACTTTTTACCTATAGGTAATCTCAACCTTGCTTCTGCTGATTGATACTTTAAATTAATTTTACCTACTTCTCTTGACTCAGCTTTAACTATATGATATTTACCAGTATGCTTTACAAAGTATCTATTATTATCAAAGTACTCACCCCTCCATCTTTCTTTTTCATAATGGAGTTGATACTCTAAACCTTGAAATGCTGATGTTGGTGCAGTAAAAGCAAGTTGTGTTTCAGTACCATCATAAAAGTTTCTTGGTTTTCTTTCATAGTTAAACCTAGCTAGTTTACGTATACCAAAACCTATTCTATAATCAAATGGGTAATCAGGAGTATTATCTTCCACAACAGGGATATCATATATACTACCATTAGGATTAGTTCTAACAAAATAAGTTGGCTCAGCTGCTTCTATGGAATTGCTTATATCACCTGCTCCATAAATAGTACCAAACTTTAAAAAATCTTTGTAAAGAGAATCAAAGAAACCTTGAGCGCTAGATGTGTAAGAAACTAAGAAAAAAACCAACAGGATTAAATACCTTCTCATATTTAAAATTTAAATTATAGTCTGTATCTGTTGGTTTATACTATAATATAACTATTCTTATTTAAACAAGAAAGAATTAAACCTGCAAATTTGTCTTATTTGATATAGAAATTATTCAATTTCAGATATGCATCCCATTTTTGTATAGAATAAATAATAGGTAACACATCTTTCCAGTTTTTATAAACTTTAAGTTCTCCTTTTCTTGGTTTTTGTTGGTAAACAAAACTTGAATTTGATCTGAACTCATCATCAGAATAATACAAATATGCCATAGGAGTTCTTATTGTGAGAGAAAGTGCTTCACCTAATTCACCTAAAGTTCTTGTTGCAGCAATTGGTGATTTAAACATTTGATATTGTTGTTCAAATCCTCCTGGTACTGGTAAGAACATTATAAGTTCTTTAAAAGATCTATCAGCTTGATATCTTGCAACATTTTTAAATCTCTTCATTGTATCACTATCATCATCTTCACCTGCAAGTAAAGATCCTAATATTTCACTTAAAACAAGAGTAGATAATATAATTCCTATTTCACCCATTGTTCTATAAAACCCAAAAAGTTTATTAGTTGCTCTTTGATCTATATTACCACCTTTGCCTGTGTAACCGTATGACTCTAAAAAACCTTTATTATACTTAGAAAACTCCATGTTTCCTTTTACTATTTGTTCTTTTGTATATGCTAAAAACTTCCAAGCAGATATATAACGGCCTTCCATCCAACCAAGGTTTTGGTCAAAGTATTCTCTTTGATATCTTGCTCTTATAGCTGGAGCCACCCACTTATGAAACTGAAATGCTAACTTACCAATAGTAGTACTTTGCATTACAACTCTATCTTCTTTTGCATAGTTACCATGAATTTGTTTGTTGACCTCACGTATTTGATTTCTAAGTTCATATCTAAATTCATCAGAGTATTCACGCAAGTTATTACCATTCTTATCTACAATCATAGTAAAGCCATCTTTCAATACATTTTTATGTGTATTTGCATCATAATCAAATGCATCATATAAAGACATAACCTCATTAGTTTCTGTATTCTTTATAAATGTATCCATTAGTAAAGCCATACCAACTTTTGTTTGTACATTATATTCTGCTGCATCTTGTAATACATATCCCCATTCAGTAGCTTTTTCAAACCAACTTTTACCTTCTGATGTAGATGAGGATTGTTCACGTATATCAGACATACTATCCATCATTCTAAATAAATCTACAAATGCTTCATACTTACTATTAGGTTTCTGTGGATCATAAGTAGACTTTTGTAAACCAGGTACTAATCCCAAAGTCAAAACATCACCAAGGTCTCCTACAACATATGATGTTCTTTGAACTATATCTGGTATAGCACGTTTATTAAATTCATAAGTAGCTCTTTGATATGCTTTTCTGCTATAAAATCTACCACCTAGCATTTCAATATTGTTATTAATTCTACCTATAACATAGTTATTGAAGTTACCAAATGGGTTAAAAGCAACATAAGATAAAGAAGACAACTGAATAAGACCATCTGCTATTTTATCAGCAGCACCTTTTGTCATCATATCATCTTGATAGTATATCATAGACATCCATTTCTTAGCTCTTTTTAATACATTAGAATCTTTACCTTTTATAATACCTCTTTTCTTAAATGCATTGTCTATAAATGTTCCTGTTTCAATACTTGTATCAGCTGGTTGATATTCTCTTCTCTCAATAACATTTAAAAATGCATTAAGAGTATCTTCAATTGTGCCCATCACTTCATAGTTTTCAGCCATTGCAGCAAACTTTAATAAGCTACTTCCTAAATCTCTGCTTATTTGACCCGTACTAGGTTGTGATCTTAGTCTTTCCATCTTACCATTTAATATGGCTATTTCCTTTTCATATGCATCTGGACCAATTAAACCCTTTCTTTTTTTATCTTGTAGTGCTGTTATCTGCTTATCTACAACTTCTATTTCTCCATCTATTCTTGGTCTTCCCGTATAGTATATAGGCAATGAACTAATTAAGTTTCCATTTTCATCTGTTACAACACCTCTCTGAGATGATGTTTTCTTGAACATGTTCCATGCACTACTACCAATTGTTTTTGCATATAACTTAGATACTATAGTAGGTTTATTTTTTAAATCATCTATTAAATTATTTTTAACTAGTGGTGTTTTACCAACCATCTTAGTTAATTCACCTACAGGTAATTTCTTTAATAGGTAGTTTTCATAAACATCTATATACATTTCATAAAACTCTTTTTGTGCTTGTTCTAATGCATTTGTAGGGTTCATGATAGATCTGTATTTAGCACTTGCCATGTCCTGACCACTTCTTGTAGTAAGTCGGACCTCTCTAAATTCAGGCTTAACTGCTCTGAAAATCTGATCTTTAACTATAACTCCTGTGGCATCACCTAGGGCATTCCTTTCTGCAAAAGTAACAGGTTTCATATCATAATACTTAGCTTCATATAAAGCATAGTCTTTATCACTATTACCAGCTTTTCTATTCCATCTGCCTCTACGGCTTTTATCAGAACCAGGTGACCAATATTCAAACTTATTTCTAGCCTGTTTAAATTCATCAGTATATCTATGGTATTCACCATCTACAAGTTCATTAGCACTATTTTTCATTTCACCCGCCATAAAATCAGAGTATGCTCTTTTTTTATTTGCTAAATCTATATTATAGTCTATATCTTCTTGTGATGCATTATCTAAATTTGATATGTCTCTGTAATAATATGGCTGGCCATCATTATCTGTTAATACAGCACCCAAAGATTCTTCAAGATCATAGTACTGTTGACCTATTGGTTTTACATATCTACCATCTGACTCATGCATAAAGTCATAAATCTTTTCTTTATCGTTTGTTGGTGAAAGTTTTAATAGTTTTTCTGCAGCTACTGTAACTCTTGCTTTAGTTTCAGCAACTCTGTCCAATAGTTCTTGTTTTTTGGCCTTGTATATTTTTGCCATAACTCCTAAAAGAACATCCGGTGAAGTATCTAAATCTCTAGTTTGTAGCTCTGTACCGTTTATATCTCTTGCCATTTCCATAACCATATCAAGATCTTCTTTAGTAAATGCACTACCATCTACTCCAAATTCATTACTAGATCTTGTTCGGATAGTTTCTTTTACATAATCAGAAATTGCTTGATTAATTATACCTTCTCCTTTTTTGTCACCACCAGTTAGCTTATTAAGTTCTAACTGTAAAGATAAAACTAAAGAACGTTGAGTTGCATTTAATTCATTAGACTGCTCAATAGAGTATAATCCAACAAATGTTTTTGCAAACCTATCAAAATTTAAGACATATGTTATGTACTCTGTCTTACCAAAGTTTGAAGGATCTTGTACATATGCAGAAAACTTTCTAATTTCCTTTAATGCATCACGTAATAAAGAAGAATATGCTTTTGATTGTGCTATAGGTCCTTCACTTATTGCAATACCAATATATGCTAGATGACTTGCAATTTGCTCACGTTGCTCTTTTTTTGTTCTATCACTGTAAATACTTTTTTTAACTTGATCTAGTGCTTTTCTTCTATCAACTAAACCTAATCTATAGTTTTCAAGTGCTGCTAAAATAGTATTGTACTCTGGATACTGTTGTGCATCAACGGTATCTGCTTCTTGCTCAGAGTCTACAGCTAATTGTTCTGCATCTAGTATTTGATCTTCAGCATTTTTAACTGCACTTTCAAGTTTATCCTTTTCAATGTTATCTAAGTTTTCAGGTATTAGTTTATTTACATAAATTAAATTTTCTGAAGGCGGATGATCTATTCTACCGTCAGGTTTAATATTACCATTAAATTTTTGATCTTTACCTTTTCCTGTTATATCAGCAACAAAATGAATAGTGGTGGAAGCCCCTTCTCCTTGAAAGACTTTATAGCCCATATTCTCAACCATCCTTCTATATAAATTTACTTGAAGGTTGTGTTGTTCTCTAGTAGATAGTTTTTCTACACCTGCTTTTTCATACAATAAAGGAGATAACTCTTTCTTTCTATTTTCAATTTGTTCTTTAGAATATTTTTTACCGTTTTCTTTTTTAACGTTATTGTCTTGTAAATCTTTTATGACATCTTGATCTGATGGTACAATATCCCAACTCTTATCATACTTTTTAAATTCACTTCTACCAGTAATTTTATCAGTTACATATCTAGATTTAATTGAGTTCTTACTAGTTTTTAAATCAACAATTCTAATAAAACCATTTCTATCAATAATAAGTAAGTCTGCTGTTCCTGCTAAACTAGTGTTCTCATCAAATAAAACAACCTGTGATAATGCTATAGAACCTTCAGGCATAATCATATCTAATGTAGTTTCTAACTGTGCATATACTTGCTCAGCCATTTCTGGTGTCAAAATACTGAGTTTTGATTGTACTTCTGCAGGAGATTCACCAGCAATAACTGAATCAAGAATTGCATCTACATCATTACCAACATCCAAATTAAGTTGAACATCTTCTTGATTTTTCAATCTCCCTTTAATAGCAGTAGTCACGGAAGTGTAAACTTCTCCTGTAGTAATATTATAATATGTATGATCCTTTTCATTTAAAATAACAATGCTAGGATTACTAGTATCATTTAGATTTGCTGATAATGAATCAAACTCTTCTTTGCTTGACTCTACAACATTAAACAGTTTATTTAATACTTGCTTCTGAATTTCATTTGCAGAATTACGCTGTATGTCAAGCGCTTTCTTTTTTTCAGGAGATAAACTATATCTAATCTTGCCATTAACTCGTGACTCAAGTTTAAATTGTATACCTTCTGTGTTTAAAAGTTTTGCAATATCAGTTAATGTTGCTGTATCATTAATGGATGATACGTCTAATGGTCTTCCTGTTAAATACTCATTAAAATTTTTAATGATATTTGCAAACCATTGAATGACCTCTTTTATTTTATTTAAAAATCCTCGGCTTGGTCCACCTTCTTTTTCATATTGATTATTAAAATGTCTTGATAAAGCTTGAGTAACAATCTCTAAATCTCTATCAAGTTGACTAAACCTTCTATCTAAATTATATGAATCAGCAATTTCTTGTACCATCTCTGGGAAATTACTATTTGCTTCTTTAAGTAATGAGTTAAACAAATCTTCATTATCTGCTTTTATAGCATCAACAAATGGATGTAACATTTCTTCAATAGCAATTTCATCTGTTACTCTTCCTTTAATTAAATAAGCAACTCCATCAACATAAAAAGAATTAACTTTATCAAAAGGGGTGTTTGACTTTTTCCATTCAGGCATTGACTTATACATCTCTTTTGCTTCTGCAACAGAAAGCATCTCTATATTTACTTGAGGAAACATTCTCCTAAGATGTTTTACAATACTTCTTGCTCTTGGTGTATCCCAAGATCTAGAAGACTCAAGCATATCGTTTGTTGTAAACAAATCATCATTAACAGTTAATCTATATGTTTTAGCTGTTCTTTCTAATGTAATTCTATTTGAAGGAATATTATTAACATCAAGATATCTATTAAGCCTCTTAATGTTTTTACTTAAAAATAACTCATCAAATAAACCTGTATTAGGATTAGAATTATTAATATAAAATTTGTTTTTGTAGCTGTGACCTATTCTTTCTCTTCTTAAATTATTTAATAAAGATTCACCAAATTGTCTTTTTTTTAAGTTCATTGCAAGTCTTTGGTTCCTTAACATATCTTGTGCTTGTATAACACTAGGAAATGTATCTACATTATTAAGATCTTGCCAGTTATTAATTACATTATTTGTAATAATTTCTGTTTTAAAAACTTCTTTAAGAGCTTTATACTCTGCTGTATTTTTATTAGGACAACGTGCCATATCTTATAAGTTACAATTTTTTATTTGATCTATAAACTCTGCTATGCTAGCGTAAGTTCCTCTATTATATTCTTCAATCAAGTCTTCCAAAGATACAATATTATTTGCTCTTAAATTTTCTAAAGCTTTTTTATCTGGTGATATTACTGTATCCCAAAACTCAGTTATTTCAGGATATTGTTCATCCAACTCTTGTTCAAAATTGAGACTTAATTGTGCTTCTCCTTCGTCAACATCAGGTAAAGAAGTATCAACATCTTCAATAACATTTGCTTCTAACTCATCTTGGTCTTTAGCTACCTCATTTAAACCAAGCTGTTCAAGTAGTAAGTTTGTGTTTGCTATATCAGTTTCTTGTGCTTCTGGATCTAACTTAACCATGATAGAATTTTCATCAGCAGTAATATTAATATTTTCTGATTGTAATATCTCAGCTTGTACAGCTTTTGCACCATCCATAGCATCAAAGCTTATGCTTGCATCAGGATCTTGATTTACATCATTACCTTTATTTCTAACATAATTTCTTACTTCTCTATGGGTGGGTCTATCACCAAAAATAAAACCTATACCAGTTTGACTATTAGAACCATATGTTTCAATAACATTATATACTAGTTTTTTATCTTTTGTTGCTTCTCTATCAAGCATTAAAGTTATGGTTGCACCTTCTATAGTTTGAACTCTTATAAACATTTTTGGAACCTGCATGGTTACATTATTCATCTTTAATATACCCTCTTGTCTATTAAAAATTATTTTTTCTTTTTTATTACCAAACCCTCTAGTAATAGGACTTTGATTATAAGTTTTAAGAAGTCTACCACTTATATTAGACCTTAGATAATTATCTCTAAACTCTTCAGCTAAGTTATCTTGACTCATCCCAAAAACAGATTCAAAAGTAGATGCACCTTTGAGCGCTGACTCAACAGAATTAATAGTAGATAAATAATCATTTAAAACAAAAGGACTAATAGATGACAACAATGAACCATATCTAAGTTGGAATCCATCTTTCACCATCATATAGTTAATTAGTGTTTTAGCAGCACCCCTTGTTGTTAATGATCCAAATAATTTAGAAAAATCATTTTGAAGATCTATTTTTTGTTGTTTACTTAAATTTCTAAAAGTATTTGCATTTGCTAAATTAAGACCTGTTGAATTTCCTACATCACTAGATTTTTCAGGTATTACATAATCATCTAAAAATAAATTTTCTTGACCCAATGAAGATTGTATTTCTTTAAGATCAGCTATAACATCAGTAATATTATATTCAGAAGGATATATTAAATCATTGCTAAAACTTTTTTGATCAAGTGTTCCATTATCTAGCATATTTTTTTGGTATGCTTTTATTGTCAAATATGAAAGTAAATCTAATGATACGTCTTCTTCTACTTCAGATGTAAACTGTCTGCTTTCTGTATTCATAGTTTCTAATGCACGATCTAATATACTAGTAAAAGATGCATTTGATCTTAGAACTACAGCAGGAAGCAGTTGTTCTACAAGTTGATTAAACATTCTGTTATATTGACTGTACCAAGTATTGCTTTTATAAATTGCATTTAGATCCATTGGAGCATCTTTATCTGTAAGCTCAGCAATCTTTTTATATTTTTCTTTTACTTCTGCCATGTTTCTACCAATACCTTTTGTTAAGCTAGTAGCTGCACCCATTTTTCCAGTAAAGTCTTTTAATTTTATTGCCTCAAAAAATACTGATAATACACTAAGATTATCTTGTTTAGAAATATTTTGTGGTTGATTTATATTATCTAATAATAACTCATCAGTAACTTCTAATAACTCATTGACGTCTGTAGTAGACTCTATAAAATCTTGCACCAACTTTTTAATTCCTGGATCAGTTTTCTCTGATTTATTTAGAGCTTCATTATATAATTTTTGTATAGTAGGGTGATTGACTAAAAGAGTTGATGTTTTTAGATTTATACCTAAAGCTGTTAAATTAGCAACAATACCCAATGAGTGTCTATTAAGTCCTAGTTTAGATAACAACCTATCTTTTGCATTATCTGTTGCCATAGTAATCAAAGCAGATATTGTATCTTGTTTTCTATTACCATTGTCATCTAATGTTTCTTTATAGTCAAAGTAATCTTTACCATTTATTCGTATGGGATTTTTTAAGGTAATACCATACTCAGTTAATAAACTTAAATATAAGTTAGGTAATACTACAGCACCAATTGATGCTCCCTTATTTGCTTTGAAAGCTTTTATTTTTCCTAATATATTATCAACTTCTACACTGTCTTCTTCCATTCTATCCTTGAATACTTTAGACTGTCCCGATAGTTCTGATAAAACATCTTTGATTATATTTACTGTAGCTGGGGTATATGATATAGGATTATCACCAGATGTTACATTATCATTACCTAATAAAGCATATCTATAATCTAGTATGTCATTATTATAAGGCGCTTCATATGGTTCTCCTTGAAATTTCTTATAGTAATTATTATATTCTTCTAAAGTTTTAGGCAAACCTAACATTTCTAATGCTATTAATCCTTCTTGTGAAATTAAACCCTGATCAGTTAAAACATCTGTCTCAACACTATTATCTATTTCACTTGCATTTTGATTTCTAATATAAGTTTGATATGCTTCATAATATGTATTACCAGGCTTTTGTACTTCTCTAGTAATATATCTAAGATAGTCTTTATGCTTTTCAGCCATGCCAACGGCTCTTCCATATTCTTTAAACTCACCTGACTCAACGTAAAAATCTTTTATTTGTGCAAATACTTTATCAATATCAAAATCAGCACCTGATATCTCTACCAACTCTCTTGCAAACATAGCTGATGATCCATAATAAACAGGTAAAAAATCAACCCACTTTACATTCATTGCTGAATGATTATCCTGTGAAGGTATTCTAATAGCAAACATTTTAGATATTACATCAGGCATTTTTGCATTAGGTTTATTTTCTATCATATCCATCACAGATTTATGATGACTTGGCATCATCATCTCTGTAAATCTTTGTCCTGTATATGAATCTGGATCAGTAATATCTTTATATTCTTTAAGACCGTGTCTAAGTCTATCTAAAACTACAATACCTTCAGACAAACCTTCAGATTCTGGAGTTAAGGTATTTAAGTCTTGTATATCATTACTATTTCCTTTCCAACTTTTTTCTCTTATAATCTCAGATCTTACCGGTATAGTTTTTCCATCTACTATCTCAACTTCGTATACTCTTCTATATACTTGATTACCAAAATCAGATACTAAAGTCAATGCTAAACCTGGTATTCTTTCAGAGAAAACACCTTTACTAAAATAACTTAGAAATAATTGTTCAAACTTTTTAGAAGTTATAGGATTATTTAAGTTATACTCTTGAACACCATTGTCCATAGAAAAGAACTCTAATAGTTGACTACTAGACTGAGATGCTTGTAATCCGTTTATTGCAAAATTTAAATATGCAGACAATTTTGGAGTAATAGAACCAGCATCTTTGGACATCTCAAATTCATCCATTGCGGTTTCATAAGAGAAGGTTAAGTTCTTTTTGTTTTGGAATTTAATTGTAACTCTCTTACTTATTGCTTTATTATATTCTGTAATTATATCTCCAACGTTCATCATTAATCCAGGAACATGTGTCTTTGGATCTTGTTCAGATGTTATAATTTGTTTGATTTGTGTTGGATCAACTTGTTCCAATTTATTTGAAACATTTAATTGCTGCAGACCCATAAATGAAGCATCTAAATTTGTATAGCCATTAGTAAATGGATTAGAATTATCTAAATCTGTTAGCTCATTTACTTTTTGCTTTTTCATTTTAATTGCACTCAATGGTGCAGCAATCCCTAGTGTCTGATTACCTTTCTCATTTTCTATTGCTTCTAACTTTTCTCTTAAGTTATGTAACTGTACTCTATTAGGTCTTGGTTCCCACTTTTTAGTTTCTGGGTTCTGAATAGAAGTAAAGTTTTTAGTTAAAGTAAATGCAGACATTTTTAAGAATGTACTACCATCACCATATATAAGCTTTTTTGAATTTAATAATGCTTGCATTTTAGCGTATGCCTGGGTGTTTTCTTTGTCACCAAAAACAGAATAAGATGTTATTTCTTGACCCTCATCTATTAAATCAAGTAATTCAGCTTGTGCATCAGTGAGCTTTCCAAAACCAAACCACATATATCTAAATGCTTTTGTGGTAATATACATTTGTGCATCCGCCAAGTCAATACCGTCAGGACTAACAGGCTCTTCTAAAGCTACCAAACTTATATCTTTAACAGGATGATGTACACCTTGTTCAGGAGCGGAAATAGCAGATGCTGCACTAAAGTAAGCAGCATTTTGCATTTTAGCTCTTTTAATTTTATCTACTGGGCTAGATAGTGAAATAGCTTGATCTCCAAGTAATATTTCATTTATAGCCATTGTATTTATCCAATCATTAAAAAATACTTGTTTTAAATTATGATTAGGATTATTAGTAACTAAATTTAATTGTTCCTGAGATTTAGTAAGTTCTCTTCTACTTACACCTGCTGCAACTGTTGGTCCTTCTGCTATTTGCTTAGATATTTTATCAGATATATTAAGTTCATTTATTTCTTTTCTAAATTCACTAAACTCTTTTTCTAAATTATCAACAACAGATTTTCTTAAAGCTGTCATTCCTACAACCTCACTAGCTTGTTGTGTTGGTTGAGAACCACCTAACTCTTGTCTTACTTCCATTAATATTTTAGGAAACAATTCACGGTACTTAGTCTTATCTTGTGTATGAGTTAATGTAGCATTACCTGTAGCTAATAGTTTCTCAAGAGCTTTAGGGTTTTGTTCAAAAGATTCTTTAATTAAACCTTTCATAATTCCTTCTGATAGACTATCCCATCTTTTTACATCTAACCCCTTTATTTTTCTACCTATTGATTTAGCTTGTGCTCCAGTAGCTTTACTTAAATCAGCAATCAGTTTTTCCCCTTCTTTTGTAAGCAATCCTTCTTCATTAAAATAACTTGGAGTACAGTATTAAAAATAAAATTACCATATTTAGACTGCCCATCTATAAGCTCACTAGCAAAAGGTCTTTTTGCAAAATTACTTAACTCAGCATTTTCATTTGTTCCTGCATATATATTTATTACCTCACTAGTTTGTTGTGTTGGAGCTACTTGTATAACTAATCCCTCTATTGCTTCATCTAAAGTTAATTTTGTATTTGTCTTACCAGCATTTATTGCTGCTTCAACCAATTGCTTTTTTAAAGCTGGTGATCCAATTAACAAACCACTATTAAAAAACTGAAATGCTCTACCACCCGGTGTATTATAACCTTCTATAAGTTCTTTTGTCTTAGTTTTTTCATTGCTTTCTCTAACAATCCTTTGAAACTCAGATCTTATTTGATCAATGTAAATATCTACAACCTCTTCAGTTATTTTAGATTCTTTACCATTAAAATCAACTGTCTTAATAACAGGTAGATTTATCATATCTCCTGTATTAGATGCTTCCATAACTCTAATTAAAACTGGAGCTAATGCTGTTAATACCTCATTACCATTTTTATCTAATGAATCAACAGAAGTAACCTTGTAACTTCTATTATTTAATAAAGCTGTATAATTATTAATTAGATTAAGAGTAAACTCTTGTGGTGTATAATCACCATAAGATGAACTATCTTTAGTCTTACCTAAACTTTCATCTTGTTCTTGATTTGCTTTTATTAAATCAGAAATTTTAGTACCTGCAATTCTTAATACTTTTAGTTTGCGTTCTTTTGATAAATTTTTAAAAGCGCTGCTGTTTAACAAAAAGTTATTAGCCAAATAAGGATCAGAAGTAATAAGAGCTTCTAACTTACTTGGATCATTAAGTTCAGCAACTTTTCTCAAGTGATATGTAGGCATCTGATGTGCATATACTAAATCGCCATTTGGGTTTTTAAATACAGTTGCACCAACAGTCTCATCAAAAGAGCTATTACCAATAGCCATTGCTTTTAACCTACTATCCATACCTTCATCACCTCTCTCAAATATATCACTATCAGCTTTAGTTAAAAGATTAAGCATGTCTATTGAATTAACCTTATAAGCCTTACCATCAAGATCTTCAGTCAATGGGTTGGCATCCTTATCAAAATTTAATAATGCTTTTTGTTTAACAGTTAACTTAGATCTGTTATAGACCATATTAAATTGTAAATATAAAGGGCTCAATTTTATACCAACTAAATCAAATAACTCTTGAGAATATCTTTGTGCATCTTCTTTGAGCTTTTTGTTTGTAATAGATTTATTAGTTATTCTTATATCATCTGATATATCTTTTAATAATATATTCAATCTTCTTTTTCTATCTCTATTAGATACAAGTTGTTTTCTTTTGTATATATATGCTTGTTTCCAATTATCCAACTGAGAATTTCTATCATCTCTTTCAGCTGCAGAGTATATAATAACATTACCCTTATCATCACGCTCATTAAATAAATAATCTACTCTAAAGTTTTCAAAACCTTTTAATATAGATTGAAATAATAATGGATTAGCTATTTGTTTTGGAAGAGTTTTCTCTGAAAGCAACTGCTCTTCAGTTATACCAACATCCTTTAATATTCTTCTTACAACAGCACCTGCATGAGCATTATCCTGACCAAAGAAATACATGCTTTGTAATATAGCTTTTGGATCTGATTTACTCTTGACTGCTTTTAATAATCCATTGTATGCATTAATAAAATCAACAGCTATAATTAATGGTTCTCCATCTGTAAGTTCAACATTCCCAAAGTAATCCGTTTCTTCTAATGTTGTTGTAGCAATATACTGTCTTATAGAAGAACTTAAAGATCTAAATCCTCCTATCATAGAAGCATCTTTGTCATACTCTGTTGTTTTTCTTAACTCTTTTGAGTCTTCAAATTCTGCTGCGTCAAGATTTTCTCCAGATACATTATCACTAATACTAGTTAAAAACTTAACAACTTGATCCTTTATTTCCTGTGAGTAATTATCAAAAGCGTTTTCAATTTGTCTAAGCTTATCTAACTGCATTTCACTTCTTTCTGCATTTATAGGATTTTCTGGACTATATAACCATGCAAAATCATCTATTAACTCATCTAAAACTTTTCCGGGATTATATGCTTCTTTAAGCTCAGAAGTTCTAGATAAATACATAGCACTTATGTTTCGTAACATAGGATCTGCTATATCACTGTCTAAATAAATATACCCAACCTTATTATCTACTTGCTCTGATGCATAAGGTATAATAGCATTTGCTTCTAATATATACCCGTTTTCCGGGTAAATAGTAAATTGATTTCTTTGAATTTCAGCATTTCTAAATTTACCAGAATCAATATTTTGAAATAATGTTTGAAGTTCATTCTGTGATTTAACACTAAATATAGATTTAATCCAGTCCAATATTCTAGTAAATAAAGACTTAACTGAAGAATCTGTTTTAGTATTAGTTGGATCTGTCTTAAATTTTTCAAACTCATCAGCTAAATACTCTTCATAATATTCTCTTATTAATTCTGATTCTGACATATTAGTATATGTATTAGCAGAATTTCTAAATTTCTTTAGTTCAGCTTCAAAACTTTTACCCTCAGATCTAAGTTTTGCTCTCACCTCTTTTCTAGCAATATTTATATACTGATTAATTTCTACATCAGTTAATAACATTCTAAACACACCATGAAAAGCTTCATGATATTTATAAGGACTAGTAGCTGATGTATATATTGTACCTTGTAGGTTTAGTCCAGATGCTAGTTGATCTAGTGCTAAAACAAAAGCACCAACACGTACACCACCAGCTTTCATGTTGTTACCAAGAGTATTTATATCAGCTATATTGATATAACTTGGTAGATTTTCTTCTGCCCATTTAGTAAATACATTGATATCTGTTTCATCAGATTGAGATAACTGCTCTGGTGAAAGTATCTTGTTAGCACCTTTTTGTTCAATATCTTTAACTTGTTTTAAAAGTTTTTGATATTCTTCATTTTCTCTAAGAACTTTACGTCTATTTTTTGGAGATATATCTTTTACTAATTCAGATTTTAGTGCTTCAAGTTTTTGTTTTAGACTTTCAAGCTCACTGATATCACCTTCTAAATAATCAATACCTCTTTGAAACCAAGCTTTCAATTTTCCATCTAAACCAGGTATTGCGGCTTTAGCTTCCTGTAACGTTACCCCATTAGCACTAAAAGCTTCTGCTATTTCAAAGCCTGAAGCATTTATATTAAAAAATAATTGTCCTCCAACATAGATAGATATTATTTGTTTTACACCAGCACTTCTTCCATCCGTGCTAGATTTAATAGGCTGGTCTGAGCTATCCTGATTAAGATTTTCTTTTTCTCTTTTGATTGCTTCCATTGAATCAATCATATCAGACCTATAAGAATAGACTTCTTTCTCTCTTTCAGTTAATGCTGCTGGTACAGGTTGTGTGAGTTTATCTACTATTACTTCTAATTGTTTTCTTGATATATCTTCAAAACCATTATTTTCTAAATCTTTAAACTCTTCTTCACTATAAGACTCTAAAGACAAAACATCTTGTATTTCTTCTTGCTCTTGTAGTAAAGGATCAGTTTGACTTTCAGAAGCTACTGTTGTCATTTCTAAATCAACCATTGCTTGTATAACATCCGAAGAAGAAAATACTTGGGCTTGAAAAGTATCTATGACTTGTCCTACTACATTAGTAGTTGTTTTATTAATTATATCATTAACAGTTGCTGCATCAGGAAAACTTGTTCTAAAATTTTTATTTGTTAGTTTTACTTCGGTTGCTTTAATATCTTCATCACTATTAAATTTGGTAACCAACTCTTGCATTAGTGTTACAGCTTGAGAAGGATCATCTTGAAGTTTAAGCAAGTCTATATCTTTAACTTCAACGCTAATTGTTTTACCCACTTGCTTACCTAGATTTTTATCATAAAGCTGCATTTGTATCTTTCCCCATGGATCTACTTGTAATGATATTTTATAACCCGGTATAGTAGAAATAAACAATCCTTCACTTAGATTATCATTATATTTATAGTTGTATGATAAACTTTTTTCTTTGCCCTTCTTGTCTAAATTTTCTTTTTTTGTTAACTCTGCACGCTCAATAAGTTTTACAGCTAACTCAGCACGCATTTCTGCTGTCATAGTACCTGCTTTCAAAGGAACTAATCTATATGCTCCATTAGGTAACAAAACTGCAGCCATATATCTATCTCTAGCTGCTTCTAATATTCCATTTTGTCCAGACGCTTCAAGACCAGCCTCAACCTTAGCTTCTAGTTCTCTAGCTTCTTTACCTTCCAAATTAGTAATAGTGCTCTCTGTTACCTTACCACCTTTTAGTTTTTTAAGATCATATATTAAATAGTTGCCATTTTCATCAGCATGTTGATATTTTAATGAAGACAAAGATCTAACTGAACTATTATCATAAACAACATTACCTCCAGAAACTAAAAGTGAAAAGTTAAAATCTAATTTATCTACAGGCACAAAAGCTATTGCACCTTCAGATTTAGCAAGTGCATTTGTTGCTTCAATAGTAATTAACTTATTAAGAGCAAAATTACTTCTTGCTAAATTTAATATTTCTTGTTTTGTTAAACTATCTCTAAGTGCTTTGCTAACAAACAATGTACTATTAGCAAGATCAGGAGTTATTGTGCTAAGATTTTCTACAGGATTTCCTTCTGCATCTATCATTTCAAATACATCATTTGGTATATAAGCAAAAATACCATTTGGATTATCTGAAAGTTTTATACCATTCTTAAGCAATGCATCATTTATTCTTTTCTGTGTTTCTTGACTTCCTGCTGCTAAACCTATTCTATATGCAGATGTTTTTACTTTAACATATTTATTTGGGTTTTTACCTTCCATAGTAAACTGACCCTGATCTACACCACCTTTCGGATCTGCTTCTATAACTAAATTTAAATTTTTTAAATCTGTTTCATCTAAGATTTGTAATATCAAATCTAATCTTTTAGAAGCCTCAGTATAATTTCTTTGACCATCAACAGTATTAGCATGAGGATATATTTGATTTATTTTTTGAATATTTACTCTTGCATTAGTAGGATCAAAATCATATTTGATTTCTTGTTTAGTAAATCTTCCGGCAAACTCTCCCCTATTTATAACTGTTATCTTATTACTTCCATCATTAATTCTTAAACGCAACTTACCACCTGAAATAGATCTAGGTGTACTTATTACAACATACTCCTTACCATTTCTATAAACAAGCATTCCTTGATTTAATTCTTCATTATCAAATTTAAAAGGTGCATTATCGGGTGCTTGTTTTTCTAAAGCTTCTTGTGCTTGTACAGCTTCTTTTGATGTGGGATATGTACCTTCATATTTGCTATCTATCAAACCAAGCAAGTCTGCTGATAAATCATTACCCTTTGGATCTACTAGTTTAAAAAATGCAACAGGTTTTCCATTTTCATCTATAGTTGTAACTTTAATAACGTTAACACGTGCACCTTCTTTATATATATCAACATTATTTTTTCCTTTAGTTATATCTTCTTTAGTTGTTTGTTTCTGTGTAGGTGCAATTATTTCATCCAAAGAAACATTAGCTGATTGTAAAATTTCACTTACTAAATCATTTTCTCTTACTTCTCTAGACTTTAACCATGCATCAAAACCTAGTTCATTTAGTAATTGATCTTCTGTTACATTTACGTAAGCTGCATTACCTTGTGCATCTAAAACTGGTAGTTTACCAGATGCCCATAATTTTTTTAAAGCATTAAATGTGTTTTGCCATATTGCACCCTCAGCATTTCTCCACTCTTCAAAGGTCAATACGTTTTCTCCTAAAACTGTTTGTGTAGCAGAATACTTAGAATACTGTCTTTTTAAAAGCTCATTTAGCATTCTTGTATTATTTGTTTCAGGTAATATAACATCTATAGATGCATCATCTAAAACTTGATCTTGTGCTGTTTTTGCCTGTGTAATATCCTCCTTTTGATTTTCTTCTTTAGGAGATTGTTCTGACTCTTCAGTTTTTTCTTGATTGTTCCTATAGACATCAAGTAATCTTTGTATTTCATCATACTTAACTTTATCAACCTTTTTATCAATTTGACCTTGTTCGTTGTAAAAAGTCATTGCATTTAAATATCTTACATCTCCAGTTTGTAAAAAACCTTTTACATTTTCTGGATCACCAACATAACCTCTTTTAAAAAGTTGATTCATTAGCTCATTGGCCTCTGCAACATTTAAATATTTTTTTATTTGTTTTTCAAAATTAGAAGATAAACTTCTATATATATTTTTATTAACTTCTATTTGTCTATTAACAATCTCATTAAATCTTTCTGGATTAGCTAAGTACTCAATTGCTTTATCATATACTCTTGCTCTACCTTTAAGTGCACCATAATCTATCATTTTTTTTAGTGCTTCTTTTATTTTAGACTTATCAGCAAATGTATTTTTGCTATTTGCTAAATACTTTATGTACTTTTCAAACACAGGTAAAAGTTTGCTACCCAGTTTTCTTTTATCAAAAGTACCATCATTGTTAAGTAGATTTTTATCAGATAAAACTTTTTGAATCTCTTTTAGTCTTTCTAATTTACCTTCTAATCTTTTTTTATCTTTCTTACCTTGTTCTGTTGAATCATCTAAAACTAATATATCTTTTGATAGTAAAAATAATTCATTACTTATAGAATCAGGATCTAATAATACAGTCACATCACTAGCAGCCATACCATCAAACAAAGGATCATTAGCTAATTCAGTATATATACTATTAGCTCTTTCTAGAGCACGTTGAAATCCATTTTCAGTAAACATATACAAGTAATTAGCATGCTCCCATGCTTGACTTTTTAAAACTTCTTGTATATACTGTCTTTTTTCTGTCTCTTTATTAAACTGGCTTGGATCAAAAGGATTTTTATTATCATCTTTTCTTCTAATGTAATCAGCTTCTGCCTTATCTATTTGTGTAATAAATTTTTCTAATCTTGATCTTATCTTTCCACTCTTTACATCAGCTTTACTAGATGGAAACGCCTGTGCTAATTCTGCATCAGTCATTTTTAAATAATCTCTCAATTGATTTTTAAACAGTTCTGATGTGCCAGTTCTAAAAATAGTATACATCTGATGAAACTTAGCTCCATCTTTTTCATCTTGAAATCCAAATCTATCTTGATTAAATACATTCTTTTTCATTTCAGCAGCAGCCTGTTTTTGAAAAAAGAAATTTAATTTTTGAGGATCAAACACTGATCCTGGATCATCAGCCTGTGCGTTCCATGCTTCATTATGCACAGTGACTAAATCTTTAACATACTTATCTTTAATTTCTTGATACTCTTTATAAGCTTTAGGATCACTTATTCTTTGATATAAAGCAGGTATACCTTGAAAAAATAATTTCTGTGGTCCTTGTACAATACCACCCATTAAAAAACCAGATAAAAAAGTTTCTGCTCCTTGACCACTAAACTGGCTAGACATTCCAGAAGCAATATATTGATTTCTTAATGCTACACCACCTGCCAACGGATCATCTAATAGGGCAGTATAGTAACCTTTAGTTCCTGCTGAAACAGCTTCTTGTGCAACTTCTTGTATACCTTCTGCAATGTTTGCAGCAAAATATCTAGCACTAGCTGCTAATGCCCTGCCGGTATTACCCTTTACTCCACCCGCTCTGACTTTTGTCCACCAGCCTCCTAGACCTGTACCAGCATCTTTAAAAACATTTTTTACTTTTCCCGTTGCTGCATCTTTTACTCCTTTACCTTTAAAAAGTCTACCATTCAATCCTTTTTCAAAAGTTTCTCCAAAAACTCTACCCAGGCTTCTATTGAATCCGCCCATGGCATTTCCTAAAACAAACCAGTTACTGGCATATATAATAGGTGCATTTGCCATAGTTGTATAAAACGCACCCTCTGATGCTTTTGATTGTATACTAGCAAATTCTTCAGGAGTTACAGTTACACCACTTTTGGCTTGTGCCATATTCACACCTTCTCTTATAAGCTCATTGTAAACCATACCACCTTCTAGTTTACTTTCAGCTAAAGCTAAATTGACAGCTCTAAAATCTCTATAAAAGCCACCAAAACCAGCTTTCATTTTTGCTAAGTTAACAGCATTTTGAGTTGCATTTTTTGTACTCTTAAAATTCTTTAAAGCATACATTGTATTAGGTGTAAAGGCTTGACCTAAAACTTTTCTTGTACCTTGTGTTGCAGCCCAAAAATCTCTAGCAGTATCTATCTCACTTAATGTTTTCATTGCATTACGTGTAGCATCTGCCATTTTTTTCATATCAAATAAACCACTAATAGCATCACCTGCACGTTTGACGTTTGCAACTGATCTACTTGCTAATAATGCATCAGATGCTGGATTAAGAAAACCTTGTGCTGCTGCAGCACCTGCTAATATTAATTCTTCTACTGCAATAGATCCAATAATACCAAATGTATATGCACTATTTAATAAAAGATTATTTGTAAAACCTAATGCACCACCTCTACTAGAATTACCAATGGCCATTGCATCTTCAAATTCAAAAGCTGATTCTAAATCTGGTTGTGATAAATAACTTCCGTCACCAAACATATCACCATAAGATCTATATACACTATTAAAACCTGATCCAGCAAGACTTGCAAATTGACCACTCATTCTACTCATATCATCCCATATTGTAGAATTAGCATTATAGAACTCTTCCATATTTGCATATGGTGTAAAACCTAAATCAGCAAATTCTGGATGTTCATAGTATCTTAAGAAATTGCTTTGTCTAATACTTGCATATCTGGGTGCAACACGTTGACCACCGGGACCGTCTTTTTTAGCAGTTAATATATTTTTAACTTCTTGATAAGCAGCTTGTGAGGGATTTTGTTGAGCAACTGGATTATATTTACCTGTTGCTAAAGATGGACTAACCGTACCTAAACTTGCCATTGCAGGTATACCATATTTATCTATGTCTGCTTTATACCTATCTACTTGAGCTATAGCACCAGGATCTGTTGCAATAACGTTTGCCAGATCTGTTTCTGGTGTTTCAAACATTTCCTCTATAGGTATAAAATTAAATTCTCCTGGTGGAATAACACTAGAAGTTCTTTGATTATTAGCTATGGTGTTTGCTAAAGGTTTGTTAGACTGATCCTCCATTTATATTTTATTTTATTCCGTACTGTTCTTGATCTCTTTTGTGAGCCAATCTATTTTCTTCTCTTCTTGACTTAGCCCAATCATAAAAATTAAATACTTGTTCATCAAGCTTTCTTATACCATAGGACATATCAATAGGTTGAGTTTGAGTTTCTGTTATATAACTACCACCACTTTCTGTAGTAGGATTGTATGGGACATAAGTCTGTAAAGTATAATTTAATCTATAATCTAATGATCCATCTTTAACTACTCTAAAATCTACAGTATTACCAATGCCATCTGGTAATGAATATTCTGCATAACCTTTACCATTTTGAAGAATTGCACTATTTATTTTAGAAACATAAAAATTCTCATTTGAATTTGGATTTATATCATCTTTTTGATCATAAATTATAGTAATTCCTGATTCTCCATTTTGACCCGCATCACTTAATAATTTAATATCATCTGTTGTTAATGCTCCATATTGGTCGCTAACATCACTACCACCTACAACTTTAGAAGCTAACCACTCTGGGCTATATAACCATTGAGCTGCTGCTGTAGTTTTTCTACCATCTTCTGACCTGCCATAAACAGGATTATAAGTATATGTTGCTATTGGAGCAGTCTTGTCAGCATTAGATCTTTTTGGATTATTGTACCAACTTTGTAAATCTTCCATATATAAATTATGCACTTTTTGTGCAACAGCTTGTTGAGATAATAATTCATCAGAATCTAATCCGTCTATATCACCTGCTACAATACCATAACCTTTACCTGTAGTATTTAAATGATCCATTTGATCCAAAAAGTTACCAACTTCTGTTTCAGCTTCAATATTAGGAGTTAATGGATTAACAGAATATTTATAACTTGGATTCATCATTAAATCTCCAACATTATAATCACCACCTTCTAACACAGTATTTAAAGATGCTGTTGGTATGTTTCCTTTTTTACCTGTTAAAGCATTATTTAATGCATTGTACTGCATGTCATAATAAGCATTTAGATCATTGTTAACAGCCGCCATTTGTACTTCATTAACACCACCTATCAAACTCCTATACTTTTTTCTTACTTCTTGAGCATAAGCATTATTACGATCATAACCATATAAATTATCCATTTCACTTCTGCTATAAGTACGGAATGCTTTATAATCTTTGTTGTTAGTGCCACTATCCCAGCCAGATATATTTGGGTTTGTTATCTCACCTTTCTCAATGCCAGCTACAACTAGTTTTCTATATTCATCTTTATTTAACAATACACCATTCTCATCAAAAATTGATGGCCATCCTGCCTTTTGTAAATCTGATGCATCTTTGCTGTATCCACCAGCATAACCACTATTTATATCATGTAATGCTTTATAAGTAAGTTCTCCAGCATTAAAAGTTAATTCATTTACTTTACCATAAGCAGCTTGTAAACCAGCAATTTGAGTATTAATGCTATTGTTAGGTCCCGCTATTCTATCATAAAGATCATCATATTGACCACGTATATTAGGATCAGCAGTTGCATTAGGGTTAATATTTTTTGTTACTTCTGGGTTGTTTAAAAATAATTCACTTTCTTTTTCATACAAAGAAGCTACAAGACCTCTATTAACATATTCGGTAGGTCCACCTTCATCTCCTTCAGTTTTTACTGTTTCTAATAACTTTTTCTTTATTGATTCTACAGTCCCTTCTATTATAGCACCTTCGTACTCAAACTTGTAAGTCTGATTTCTTGCTGGTGTATTACCATCAGGGTATAAAGTTTTTTTCATATCTAGGATTGCATCTACTTGACGCTCAAAAACTTTATTATCAAGTTCAATAAACCTTTCGCTATTCATAGCTGGTACATCTACATTACTAGTAACATCTCCATCTTTATCAGTTTTTGCTGTAAATGTATTAGGGTCATTAAAAGTTATACCTCTTCTTTTTAATTTATTTTGTAATGAATTTGGATTACCAGAATTATCAACTATTTCTCCTTTCTCAATTGCTAAGTCTCTAGCATTTTTATTTTTAAGTCTTTGTAAAGCCATGTTATTACTAGCTCTAGTTCTTTCCATTACTAAATCCCACTTTTTCTTCTTTTCAAATAAAGCAATCTCATTAACACGCATTGTGTATTCTTGGTCTCTGGCTCCATAATTTACAGCAGCTGCTTTCATATCTCTAGCAATATTGTAATTCATAAGCATATTGTATGCTTTATTTAAATTACCCTGTATACTTTTTTTAGGAGCTGCACCTATACGTTTAATATTTAATTTAGCATCTAATGCTTTCTGTGTTGCTTCTGCAATGCTTTCGTGCTCTTTCATTGCTTCATCCATATCAGAACCAGGTATAATACCATTTTTATTTTTATAGTCTTGCCAATATAAATTTACTCTTTGAGCTTGATCATTCTTTTGTGATGCTTCTTCTATTTCTGAATCATTAAGTTTATTTATAATATTTATCTGTTCAGTTGCCCAAGCATTTTGACCTTGTTCTACAGAAGAAAATTGTCCTGCTTGCATACCTTGAGCAGCAAAATCTCTACTTTTTACAAATGCATCTTCTTGATATGCAGCTTGTACTTTAGGATTATTTAGTAATGCATTTTGTACAGCTTGTAGTGCTTGACCAGTTACCAATCTTCCATTTTTTTCAGTAATAATCCAATCAGTGTTTGCTGTACCATCAGCATTTTCTCCATAATGATCTATCTTAACACTCAAAGGTGGTTCCATAGATTCTAAATAATCTGTAGCTAATTGATATAAATCAGCATCTTCTATGTATTTAGGCAAACTAGCTTGGAGTGCTTGATCTGCAGATCCATTAATAAAATCATCCATTCTATATTGTAAACCTCTTCTACCAGTTTCCCAATATCTTTCATTCATTTCTTTATTTGAACTCTCAGCTAACCTATCCGCATAAGCCATTTCATCTCTATATTGAGATGTAAAAACAATATCTTTTACAGTTAAATCATCATCATAAAATGGTGCAAAAACACTACGTGCTGCATCAGCATTTTGTGCCAAAGATAAATCCATTCCAGATATTTTTTCTATCTGAGGACTTATTAAGTCTGCGTATTGATCTCTTCTTTCTTTTGTGTCTTCTCTTGATAAATCTGCATAAACAACTTTATTATATAGATCATTAGTTGCTTTAAAGTTAGCATCATACTTATCTGTTCTTGTTTGCAAAACAGCAGACAAAAATTTATAATCCGGTGTAAATGGTTTAATATCCGGTAAGAAAGATTCTGATCCTTTAATATATGTTGCCATAATTCAAAATTAATATAATTTAATAAGTTTACAAAGCATTGAGCATAAACTGTTTAAGTTTATACACCCATCTTACCTACTGTAAAATTGGGAAATGCATTTGGTAAATCTTTTATTTCTGTTCCTTTTTTTCCAAGCGGTACATTACTACCCGTGTAACCTGTCAAACCCCTTTGTTGTAATACAGCTTTTCCTTGTGTACTAGGTGTATAACCACCACTATTTCCTAATTGCATGTACATATTCAATAACTCAGGTGTTATTTTTTGATCTGCTGGTAAATTTTTTCTAAGCTTAGTATATGCATCTAAGAAAGCTTCTTGTTTATTTTGTGAAGTATCCTTATATGGTTTTCTTCCAATATCAGTAAATATAACATCTCCACCCCAATCTGGACGAATGTTAAACTCATCATACATAGTATTCATATTATATGTATTAGATGCATTTGTTATTGCTGTATTCCATAACTCATTTGCCTTAGCAATTTTTGCATTATCAAAATTTTGTTTTTGTTGTAATGATGCTTGTGTATCATCATAAAGCTGTCTTTCTATACCTACATTACCTGCATCAATTCTATTATCCATAGAAGCTTGAGCTGCAGCAACACGGTTCATTGTATTAACATTATTAGTGTTTGTTGTTTGTATAGCTTTACCTATTTCATTTAGTGACTTACCTTGAATATTACTTCTTGCAATAGCCTGTGGACCATATGCCCCTAAAGCTCCAGACATAACATTCTGTGCTCCCATTATTGCATTTACTCTTCCTGTATAATCATCTAAAACATAATCAATTTTTTGTTCTTCTAACTTAGGTGACCAAGGTAAAAATAACTCATCTTTCATTAAACCAAGAGCAGTCATATTATTCATATCCTGTGCCCAATACCTTTTAACTGGTCCTTCTGCTTCTTCTATATCAGTTATTTCAATTTTTTCTTTCTTTTTTGGTAAATCAAAAAATCTTTCATCTTCTGTTTGTACATCTACGTCAAACCTTGGTGTATTATAGGTATTTAAACCAGGAATACCATCAGGACCATCTCCTGTTCTGTATCCTTCATCACCTGGATTTTTGTAATATGGTACATATGGAATACCTAATCTTTTAGCATCTGCTTTTCTTAATTCTTCAGATTTTATTTGAAATTGTTTCCATTGTCCTAACCACTCAGGATCAAAAAGACTTTTGTCTTTTGTTCTTAAATACTTTGCTTTATCTTCTTCATTTTTAAATGCTGGTCTTCTATAATCCCAACCTTCTATATCATCTAAAACATCACTCCACATTCTTTCAAATGCTTGTTGTGATTCTTGTGATTCAATTTCTTTAGTACCAAATGCAAAATCACCACCAGCAAAACCTTGTGTCTCAGGTCTTACACCAGCTAATCTACCATATCTTTCATTTGCTATAGAAGAATTTCTTAATACATCTCCTTGTGAACTTACATTGTCATCATATACATTTATATCACCTCCACTACCTGTTGTTTCATATTGAGCTATTTCTCTGTCACCCTGCGCATCAAATCTAGACTTTCTTGGTCTGTATGCTCTAAGTCTTCCTTTTTCAGGTCCATCTCTTACAATAGAAAATGTATAACCTTCTTTTTTAAGATTTTCAATTTCTATATAGTTTTCAGATCCTATTGGGAAAGGATTAAATTCTGAATTAGTATTTGTAGTTTCTTCTTCTGTTTCTACAACTTCAGTATTTCCTGAACCAACAATATCAATAGCTTCAGTATCAGTAACGGTTTCTTCAGCAGGTACTCTATTTATTATATTAAAGTCTTCATCAAATGCAACTGTTTCAACATGTACATAATTACCATCTTTAAATATATAACCCTTACCAAAATCTTCACTGCCCGGTATAGCATTTACATAATACATACCTTCAGTTGCTTCAGCCTTTCTAGGTATACCATAGTCTCCATCCTCCATTCTATTATATACAATTTCAGTACCTCTTTGAGCTTTATCCAAAAACTCTCTCATTTCATAACCATATTCAGCCATGCTTAACATATCGTTATCTGCATTAGCCATTTGCATTTGGTTTGCAAATTGTGAAGGATCAGGAGCCTGTGCTGCATCAACTTGATTTTGTTGTTGTTGCAACATTTGTTGAACTAAAAATAATTGTTCTTGTTGACCTGGAGATAATTGAGCAATAGCATTTTGTCTTGCTTGTTGCTGTGTTATATCTTCTACTTGAGCTGTAAACTGTAATGGATCAATATTTTCAGATAATAAAAATGGATGTGCTGCTAATGGTACACCATCTTCAAAATTCTTTTTTGCTTCTTGCATGTAAGCTAATTTTGAAAGGTCTTCCATGTTCTTTTTTAACATAAGTTCTGCACTAACAGCTGATATTTCATCAGCATATTGTGAGTCTAATTCAGCATAATAATTATTCAAACCAAAATTCTTAGAAATTTTAGCGGGTGTTTTCTTAGAACCACCCATTCCAAATTCTGACATCTCATCTTTTGTAAATTTTAATTTAGGTGTATCTGAAAAAATAAAAGATTGTTCTGGTAAAAACATTGGCACACCACCTTGTGAATGTCTTGGACCAGTAATATTATATAAACCAAAATTACCATCATCATTTAAATCAGTAAGCACTGTCTCACCACCTTCTGCTTCAATGTTTGCATCTTCACGTGGTACTCCAGATAAACTATATCTTGTAGATTGGTCATCTGTATTATTAAACATTGTTTGCCCATAATACTCTTGAGGTGTTGTAACTAAACCATAATCAGCTTGATCACCTGTAGAATAAATGTCTCCACCATTTCGCATGACTTTTTCTTCTACAACTTTACCATCAACAAGTTTAAATCCTTTTGGTAATTTATTTATTTTAATTTTTGCCATAATTATAACATTTCTATATCAGCTCCTGCTGCAATTAATTTAGCTAACATTGTAGCATCAACATTTATTGTTTCACCACCGCTTTTTTGAAAAGTAGGTGGTTAAAGTTGAAAGCTGTGCTATAGGTCTAGTTTTTAAAGGTATATCAGCCATATTTCTACGGTCTAATTCTCTTTGTAAATCTCTTAGTTGAGTGCGTAATTCAGGTGCTTGACCCACATATCTTGTTACTCTTAATCCTGATTCAGGATCACTAGTATCTTGATAACCTTTAATATCACTCAATGATCTATAACTTACTCCACCTCTAACTCTACCACCACTATTTTCCATCATTATAGGAGAACCGCTTTCATCATAATCTCCAGTAAATATCATTGTATGTGCAGAACCAGATCCACCTGAAGTACTATAATTAGATACAACTCTATCACCTGGTAATAAATCAGTAAAACCAGGTTCCATTAATTGCATTCCTAAACCTCCTTCATTGCGTTCAATCATACTATTAAGTTGGCTATTTCCTGATATAATTGGAAAAGGTTTGCCTTCTGCAGTTGTTGCACCTGCTTGTCTTAATATTCCGCAACCATAGCTTGTACAACCATAACCTGCATTAGTCCCACTTTGTAACCACTTTCTAGTTGCTGCTGGAATACTATCTAATCCTACAACACGCTGTCCATAATCACCTTCAATAGTATTAAATAAAGCAGGATCAATGGAAGAATCAGCACCTAATATCTCTGCTAGTTGCGCTTTTCTTAGTTCCTCATCATCCACTTCTTTAGATGTTAAAAAGCCTCTATATAACTTGTCAATATTACTTTGGAAATTTTGAATCCTTGAGTCCTCTTTTTCTACTTGACTTCTAAGATCCATTATTTGACTCATTAATTCATCTTTTGTCATCTCACCATTTCCATCTTGATATTGATTCAAATCATCTGTAAAAGATCTTAGATCACCAAAAGGATTGTTATATATTTCTTCTCCACCATTTTGTCTTTTCATTATCTTATCTTGAACATAATCTGGCAAAGCTTGAAAACCTGCATTACTAGGTTCACCACCTTTCTTGGTTAAATATAAACCTGTAGTTGCATCTCCCTCAGAACCATAAATACCTGAATTTATATCTGGTCCTTTTCCTCTTTTAAATAAAGCATCAGTAACAACTGGAGCTACAAAATCTGCACCTCTAGTATTATAAAAATCTACTTGTGCTTCATCAACAGCTTGATCAGCATAAATGTCATTTACATTACTAAAAATTTTAACTGTACTATCTGCAAGTTGATCAGCCAGTCTAACAGCTGTGCTATTACCAAATCTTTCTGCTTTTTCAAAGAATCCTTCATTGGTATCTATATCCATAGTACCAGGTTCTATTTTTTCAAATAATTCATCTGCAGTTAATTGTGCATCTCTTTCTTGATTTTCACGTTGTTTATTTTGTTCTTCTTGCAAAGGTGTATCACCTAAACCAGGAAACTTTTTTGCTAACTGTGCATCTGCCACAGCCCTTGTGTCTTCCATATAATTAGTTTGACCAGGATCTACAGTTAAATCAAACATCCAATTTGGTAAACCATATGGGTTATCTTCTGTCATAACATCAAAATCACCAAATTCACCATTACCAAGTTGAGCATCAGGAACTATACCCGGTGTTCTTGTGCTAGTACCCTTAGTACCTTGTATCATATCTATGATAGCATTATATGTTTCTTGACCACCTTGTTTTACATTTTGTCCTGCATTTTTAAACCAATCTGTAAATGAGTTTAATGCTTTATCTACTTTTCTTTCACTAGTTTTAATATTTGGTAAATTAGCAATTGCATCTTCTACATTAGGATTCTCTAAAGCATATTGTTTCATGTAAGCTTTTATAGCTTCTATATTTTCTGGTGAATCATCTGCTTTATATTCAAATGTTGCATTTTCATATTTATCTTTTTGATTTTGTAAATAGTTAGCTTCTGCTCCTCCATAACCTATTATACCAGGACTATCTTCTGTTCCAATAACACCCATATATAAATCAGTAATATCATTTACAAGTCTACCCGGCTGAAAACTTTTACCTGAACTAAATATTAAAGGGTTTACATAAAATGGATTTGTAACTACTCCATTAGCAGCAGGAGATTCATTACTTCTACCATCATATATCACATTGCCGTCCTTACCTGTAATATAAATATTATCTTTTTTAGCATATTTTTGAATAGCATCATTTAATTCTTTACCTGTATATGCTTTATCCATAGATGCTTTTATTGCAGCATCTCTTCTTGCTAAATAAGCTTCTTCACCTTTTGGTCCACCATATTTGTATTGAGGCCCATCAGTTTGTGTAGGCATCATAAAACTATTTTGATATCTTAACTTGTATAAATCTAAAGCTGTTGGTGTATCAGCTGATATTTTATAATGACCAGGAAAAGATTCAACATACATTTCTTTTGTAGATTGATCCATTCTATCAAACTCCTCTTGGCTAGGTTTATATCCTTCAGCCATAAAACTATTTTGATAATTTTGTTTATACTGGGTTAGATCATCACCTTCTACGGTTCTTAGAAAATTTGCTAACTCAGACATTTCAAAACCCATCTGAGCTTTACCACCTTGCATTTCATCTTTATGCAAGTATCCCATCTTAGCCATTCTTTCATGATCAGCTGGTACTTTAGCTTCATAAGCTTTACCAGTCTTTGGATCATACATTAAATGTGGTTTAAACTCCCCACCTTTTTTTAGACCATTGCTTTTAGGCAAATCTTCTTTACGTATTAAATCTCTTTTTATATATAGGCCTTCTTCCCTATCATCTTTACCATTTTGATTTACATCTCTAAACTCCGCTGTTTGTAATGGATTTAGTGCATATCCTTCAGGAATACCACCCATTACTTCTGTGCCCCAGAATAGAGGTGAATTTTCTGGAGTCATAGATGATGCCCTTTCGTCTCTTTTCATTAAGCCACGAAGTTACGAAGTTTAGCTTGCATTCTTTCCAAAGCAGATGGTTCAACTACATCTAAAGCTTGGCTTGGTATTTCAACACCCTCTTGTCCTTTTTTCCAACCAGCTGCATTACGTGCAAAATTAGCCATCTTTACAACTGATGCAGGGTATCTATCTTTATTTTTTAAAACCTTTGTATATGCTTCTTTAACAGTCATACCACGTGCTTTAGCCCACTTAGTAAACTTACCTCTATTTTCTGGCTTAATTTCAATACCAGATTTAGCCATTTCAATAGGATCTATATTAACGTTTAAACCTTCTTGCTCTTCTTGTATCTTTTGTTGTCTTGCTAACTGTTCAGGATTTTGATTTATCTGTTGATCTGTTGGAGGTGCAGGGTTAGTTCTTTCTTGAATGTTTTGAAACAAAACTTCTAAGTCATTTTGTTCATAACCTATACCTGTAAGAACTTGAATGATAGTTTCTTGATCAACTTGTTTATCCATCAAAGAAATAACAACATCTTCAGGTCTTTGACCTGACTCAATTGCTTGTGCAAAAAACTCAGTAATTTGTTGAATAGCAGGATCTACTTTGGGTTCATTTCTCATACCCGGTTCATTTGGAATCATAGCATCCCCACCTTGTTGTTTTAAACTTATTTTATTTAGATCCATTTTGCTAATATTATATTATTAATATACAAATAATTAAGGAGATTCACTAATCTTTAGGGTTTAAGAATTTGGAATAATATATGTAGCAATAAAATTAGCTACGCCCATCCCACTTTTCTTAGCATCTTTATAATAGATTCTATTTAGTTTATCAAATGCTTTTTTAGCATTTTGACTTTTATCTTTTCCATTAATGTAATTTGCATATGTACTAAACATTTCTTTTACTTGCCCGCCTTTTTCCTTTCTTTTAAAATAAGCATCTGCAATATTTTTTTCTGCTATCTGATGAGTTTTATATTCAAAATCTTTTTTGCTTTTATAATTACTATCATCTGCTATTTTAGTAGGTAAAGGTATAAAACCAGGACCAGGTATTATAAAATCACTTTCTTGATATGACCTTTTTATTCTGTCTAGTGTACCCGATAATGTTGGTAAAAAATTATAATCTGGATGTATGTGAGCTATTTCAGCAAGAAAAGGTTTAAAATAACTTGGACCCGATCCCTCTGGTATATAAATTTTATTAAAAACCGGATTAGCATGAGCTCTAAAATCTCCAGATTTTTTATTAACTTTATATTTTTCAGGCATTAATCTTGCCATAAAACCTGGTTTATTAGATATAGTTGGTGATCCAGCTTCTCTATATAAACGTAAAGCATCTTCAAAAGAAACATCAAATTCAACATTATTTCCATCAATCTTTTTATATAATTTTAAATTAGGCATAAAATCTTTTACTCTCACTGATCTACCATCTTCATCTTTCATTGGTATTTTTTCTCTTCTTACAATACCTATGTTTTCTGATGGGTTATCTTTCCAGTTTGGATTATAATCAGGGTTATCTATCATTTGCAATCTTCCTACACCTGTTCTAAAAATGTTATAAAGCTTTCTTTCATCTTCAGTTAGCTTATTTAAATTATATGCTTTAACAACAACTTCATCAAGCTCTATAGGTTGTGTTTCTGTACCATCCTGCGCTTTTTCACAACTACCAGAAGTATATGCTAATTTTCCACTAACAGGTTTATATCCAGGCCAACATCTACCTTCACCACCAGTTTCAGCCATTGGAACTTCAACAACATAATCTGCATCTCCATAGTTATAATTTTCTTTTCCGGGTATCATATCTTGAACAATACCATTATTACCATATCCTCTAACTGGAAAATCTACACCCTTCATAGTAATATCTGCTGATGGTATAATATTATAAGGATTGTTTACATCAGGTGAGTTTCTTTTATAACCCTCTATAGAAAAAACACCTGTTACATAAGTAATTTCTTCGTTAGGCCCACCCGGCAAACCTCTGACTGTGCTATATTCAAATGATTCTTTCATTATCTTTGTGATAGTAATAACTTAGTATTATTTAATCTTAATAACATTTTTCTATTTCCTGAAAGCTGTCTTCTTAATATAACTTGATTTGAATAATGTCTAAACTTCTTTCTTTGTGTTGGAGGTTTATTATAATTTAAATTTATACTATTTAAAGGTCTTATATATCCATTACATTCCGTATCAAATATAGACTGCTCAACATTTGTAAATTCTCCTCTATCATTTGTTATATCCCAAAATTGATTAAATCTAAATTTGTGTTCAACTTTAGATGCTAAAATATCTATACTATTAAAATTTATTATTGGATATGTTAGATTACCCCAAGGATCATTTGTAGACTGCTGATTAATATTTAATAATCCAGAAGTCTGATCATTGTTATATACAATTGCTCTATCAAAATTAAAATCTAAATCTTCCCATTTATCTCCCCCACACATATTATATTGAGGATCTCCTTTATAAACATAAGTCTCTAATTGATATTCAAAACTACGGACTGTGTTTACTGACTGACCGGTATTAGATATTAAATCTATTTCCCATGGGTAATCTTCATTATAGTAATTTGCAAATAAATCACATCTTACATTATGTCTCCAAAATGATCCTACTTCAAAATTAGCTGTTGTACTTTCATAAAAATAAAAATTACAACGTCTTGGATCTGGGTCAACCCAATTAGGATCACCAATATCATATATTCCAGGAGCACTATCTGGACAAGTTCCCAATTCGGTAACTACTGTTCCAGGCACAACAACAGGTGGACACTCACAAGTAACTCTTCTACATATTGGAGCTTCTCCAGGAACATCTGTACAAGTACCAGTAGCAGAACTATATGATGAAGTAACAGGGTCTGGATAAACTAATGTATAGCCTGTAGGACATTCACACTCATAATCTGTTCCACAAACTGCACCAGCAATAGCATTTGCAACAGGTTGAAAAGTTGCTGGGTTGGCAGCATTTATACCAAATTGAAATGGATCAACGTTAACTGGTCCTGTAGTTTGTGTTATTGCATTTAATGTTGCTGTACTAGGTGGAGTTGCATTTGTAGCACCACAATATATACCATACAAAAATTGGTTAGCAGGTCCAGTACCAGTACCTACATTGCTACTTTGAAAAGGTTGTCCAGTTTGTGCACCAGGAGTACCTGTTGTATCTGTTATAAATAAAATAACATTTCTAAAATTTGGTTGAGCACTTCTATCTCCTAGTTGAGAACCAGCCTTATTATTTATTAATGCTTGTGCGCCATTCAAACCTACAATTTCACTTGTACCACAACCTCCTCCAACACACCATACTGAGTTATACCAGTTTTGTACCGCTGCATTAGTAACTGTATTACTCATAGACCAAGTACCACCAGCAGGATTAGGAATATTATAAGGTTGAGTTGTAGTATCCCATTCTGTAAATCCAATCTGCATCTGTGCATTATTCATCAAAGTTACTATTTGAGGATCCGCTAAGAAAGCAGCAACAAGGGCAAGTTGTGCTTGTCTTCTATTAGCACTATTTGTACTACCAGAAGTGTCCATTGCAATCACAACATCTACCAAACAATTAACTGGTCCACCTGATACAACATTTTCAGTTATTTCATCAACAACAATAGTTGCATCTACAGTTTGATTAATTGCTATTTCACACAAACCATTTGAAGGATTATAAGAATATCCTGGAGGACATTGAGGTATAGTAGTAGTTGTTGTTTTTGTAGTAAAGAAATGATTTATACTTGGTAACGCTAATTCAGGGTGCCAATCATGAAATGAAATCCAAGCTTTAACTTTAGGATCATAACTAATAGTCCATGAACAATCATCAAAATAAATTGGATCACCTATGTCTACATTAACTTTTACACCAGGTACAGTTTCTACAATAACCGGCTTATAATCAGTGTCAACAAATTCTGCTGTTGCAATATATTGAGATTTAAGTTTATAATCTTTTTTCATAAAATAAACTACATCATCTACTGAATCATATATAACTTGACAACCCACACCTTGAACTGGATTATCTGTCCATACTGATGTCTCTGAATTTGGAAATTGTTTTATAAATTTAGATGGTAAATATTTTGCAAACCACCATTTCATACCTTGATTTGATATTGGCTGAAGACCTTTACCAGCATATTGAAATATCTTACCTTGTGCTTGTGATATAAAAAATAAACCAACAGGTGTATTAATAACACCTCTTAAACTTTCACATGAACCATACTCATTAGATATATCTGCATTTGCAACATTTTGGAAGGGTTGACTAAACAAACCACCATCACCTATTGTTAATTTAGTATCAAGCTGAGTCTTCAATGTATCAAGTCCCTGAAACATTTGAGGTGACAAATGTGGAAAGAATATTAATGCACCGCTTTTATTGATTGGTTTTATAACACTAACATCATTTTTAAAATCTCTATAGTTGTTATTTAAAAATACTCTCCAATAATCTTTTCTTGATTCTTCTTGTGCCTGTAAAGAATATATTAACCTTTTAGGATAATTTACATAACAAGTCTCAGCAATGTAAGGATCATAATCTAAACGCTGTACTTCAGCAAAAGATGCCATTTGTGTAGGAAACTTTCCAACACTTAATGATTCATCATATTTATAAAAGTTGTCTTCTTTTTCTATAGCTGCATGGAATAATTCATCAGTATCATTATAATCATAAACACTGTATATTCTTTTTGCTGGTTCATCTTCCCAATCTCTTTGATCTAAATTAATTTCAGACTCCACATAAAAATCTAACATACCATTAATATGTGTATACATATATGCATATAGCATTTCAAATGTTGGATTAGGATCATCATCATTAAATAATGCATTAAAACCTGTAGCACAAGAATCATTACCTCTATCCAAATAAAATAAATCATTTGGATAAAGAGCTTCTAAAGAGCCAGTACTAACAAGACCTAGAGTAGCTATTTCTCTTGCTAATGGTGTGATGTCATATCTTTGAGAATTTAACCACCATCTTGGGTAAGGTATGTTTACATATAAAGAATAATCAAAAGTATAATTATCAGGTTGGCCTAATAAATAATTACTAAATATTGGCATTATAACTTTTTCAGTATACCTACCTACAAATGTATCTCCTGCAAAAATAGGTTTACTGCTGTATAAATATTCATCTGGTTTATCAGGATCAAGCAGCTCAACACAACCACGCATTTGAACTTGTTTGATACCAGATAACTGACCATATTGATTATCAAAATTAAATTTTAATGCACCATAATATGCTGATATTGTTGATCCTCTTTCAGTAGTAGGTTCTAGCAAATAACTATCACTAAACTCTACTGGAGTAGAACTTACATATTCTCCTGCGGCATTTAAAGTTAAATTCAGTTCACCACCTATAGAAAATCTAGATGTATCAACTGTAGCTGGATCAGTTAATTCTTTATCTAAAGCTACAGCAACTGTACTAGGTCTATATAAATTATTTATTTTATATTCACCTTGATTAAATGTTTGAAATGATTGACCAATATAATTTGAATCAGTATTTTTTATTCTCCATAAACCATTTGTTTGATTTGAGAAATCAAAGAAAAAACCTTCTGAATTGTACTTGTATGCAAAAGAAGATTCATCTGCTAAATTATATAGAAGTTCAATAATTTCATTACCTCCTATAGCAAGATTTGTTTGAGTACTTAATAAACCAGTAATTGTTCTAAATATTTGTGGAATATTAGATGTACTTGTATCTTTTGTTCTTGTATTTGTTTGTATTCCTGAATTGACACCCAACACACTTGCATGACCAGCATTTTGTGTGATTTGAGCGCCTTCTTGAATCTCAGTAACTAATCCACCAGTATATAAATCTCCTATACCAGCTAAACTTTCCATTAATAAAGATAATGCTAATGATGAGCCTGAAGAAGCACCAACTGCTGCAGTAGCAGCTGTTTGATATGTAGTTAGCTTAGCAGGATCTTGTATTTCCCAATCACCACCAGAAATTACTCCTCCACTTCTTGGACTCCAATTTACCGTAGCAACACCAGGTGGTACAGTTAACGTAACAAATCCATTGTTACCCCTTTGCTCTGTACCTTTTATTTCTTCTCCTTTACCTGAAATACTTGTCATATTACCTCCAGTAGAATTCATTCTTCTACCTTCTGTACCTCTAATCTGATGAATTGCATATCCAAAACCTATAATAGATGCTACTAATGCAGCACCACCTCTTAATAACTTAAACTGAGGATGGTCTTCTGATTGTTTAAATCTACCAGTTGCATTACCACTTAGCTGCCCATATATACGAGTTTCATAAGCATTTAAAAATGGCTTTGTAAACATTAAATCAGGAGAAGAAAAACTAAAAACTTTTCTTGAATAACCTGCCGGCTCACCACCTATATCAGGTTCATCACCTAATGCTTGATAAGATGTCATAGAACCATCAAATGAATCACAACCATCTGTTCTTTTTAAACTACCTGATCCACCTGTGTGAAAATAAATATCTGGTCTAAGATCATTATAAGGATAATTTACATATAAGCCTTGAACATTATTTCCAATTAAATCTTCCGGATTAGGAACAGTATACTTACGCATGTTTCTAAATAATCCTTTTGCAAGTATAGATTTTGCACCTAATCTAGAACCTCTTAGTATCTCATATCCTACTACATTTGGTATAAATGTACCATCATTATATTTGGGTCTTGCAATATTAGAAAATTGAACACCCAATATATTTATTAAATCACCACTTGTGTTTGTTAGTGCTAATGCATTAGATGTTTCTTCTGATGGCATTTTGTGATGTCTTATGGGCTTACCACATAAGTCACCCCAAATATCAGGCTTCATAGGATATCTTTCCGTAGATTCCCAATATCCCATTTTTCCTCTTGCATAAACAACAGTACCATCATCTAACTCTTCAGTAACTAATGAAGTAACTGAAGCTGTATTATATACTTTAAATAGTTTATCTCCACTTACAGTATCTAAAACATTATCTCCATAAATTATCTCATCTTCTTGATATACTAAACCGCTGGGAGTAGTATAAGATTCTGGTGCTCTACCAGGTATATGATATGAAGAAGATCTTTCTCCTGTATTATATATCCATCTTATAAAGAAAGCATATTGCTCATCTCTTAAAAAATTATATTTATTACCGCCTTTATAGTAAAAGTTAGTATTTTCTGCATTAGCAACCCATTCTACTTGAATGTTGTTTGCATCTGGTTGATAATTAAAATCAAATTGTTCTGTTGGGCCTTGTCTTATCAGCCAATCATTTACAACAAACATTGATTCAGATTTTTCATAGGCTGGACTACGCAAAGGAATTGTTTCTAAAGATACTGCTGGTAATGATTCATCTATATAATCTATATTTATATCACTTTGCTGGACACTATAAAAACCAATTCTTTTAGCAGAAGTTTGACCTTGGTTTCTTCTAAGCAGTACTACTTCATAATATTCATAATCTTTATCTAAATTAGATAAACTTATATTTAAAGAACCATTACTTCCCTCATGACTCCATATAGTCTGAATATTTGAAATACCAATATAATCAGTTACTCTTACTTCATTTTCTACATATGCAACAAACACTTGATAAGCACCATTGCGTATCATACCTGAGTCAGTTGAATTGCTTAAAACAATACAAGGTGTATCAACTAAAGGCGCTAATCTTATTTGTTCACAGTCTAATCTTTTTGGCTCAATAACTTCATAAGTAACACAATCACTACCATCTATATCTGGACCTGTGACTTGAACTTTTTTCCAAGGTATGTCATCAATATTTAATGTTCTTGATGGATTATTACCATCATCCCAATAGACTTGCCATGTACAATCAAAATTTTCTTTTGCTGCACCTGTAATTAAATATTTTCTATTAAAGTTTAAACAAGGATCATTAACAAGTGTTTCATATTTACATTCACTGTCATCAAATTTTCCTATTTCAGAATTAATATCATCTGTAGAATATACTATCCACTCATCCCCATATCTATGAACAGCACCAATGATTGTATATGGTATAACACCACAAGCTAAATTAGCTGGCTCATTACCAATAACACCCACATCACCATCTTCTGAATTATTTGCAGCATTACGTGCATGCCACCAACTTTGGTTATTTTCCAAAGAAGGTGCAATGTCTTTGTTCATTCCTTTAGTGAATGAATTTGTTTGCACAGATGAACTTGTTCTAGATTGCCTCTGCCTGTTATTTGAAGAAGATGATCTTTTTTTTGCCATAATATATTACTTCTATTTTCAAACTGTTGTGCTACCGCTTGATGAAACATTTGGTGCAGAAACAACTCTTGGATTTATAGGAGCATAACTCAAAAACATATTATAATAATTATGATACTGTGCTCTTCTATTCATTGTAAAGACTTTCCACATATCTTTGAAATCAGGAGTATTAACAAAACCTAATGCATTATTTCTTGCAGCTCTTAACCTTTGTTCTACTAATCCTAATTGATTAGATACATTTTCTCCTTGCCAAACCATATTCTCAAGTATTCTTTGTTTTATGGCATACTCATAATATTCATTACAGTATGGATGATCTAATACCAGTAAATCACCAAAAGTATCTTCCATAGCTCCTTGATAACTCAAATAAACTTTACCTGTTTTAAAAGTTGTAATAAGCCATCCATCTTTTACTTCAGCAATATCTAATGCTTGTGCTCCTAATGTTGGACAATAACATACAGCATCATTAACATCTTGAATTCTAAGTTGTGTCCAACTATCAAAGCATCTATACTGATCTGGTCCAACTCTTTGAACTAATTGATAACTTTTTTCATCATCACATGTTTTAATTACACATACATCTTTACATGTAGGATCTGTATTGCACGGAGCTTTCTCACCTGGTGCAGGTACATATGGAACATCATTAAATGTTTCAACGTGTGTACCTGACGGCATTGTTGTGTTTATTTTATAATTACCACATCTAAATGCATAATTAATATATTTAAAATCTACAGGTAATTGTCCTTTACCATGTTCAATATCAATTATTACTTGCTTAGTTCTATGTATTTTTAAACCTAAATCATAGTTTACCCTTTGTGCAACTTTTATTAGCTGTTGAGGTTCTATCATACCTTCTAATGCATATGTAGAAAAATCAATAGATACATCTTCCATTAATTGACTAAACGTTCTATATTTATGTGATACTCCCATTATTATCTATTTATGTTTCTTTTGTTATCAGAATCTTCTGAAGGGATTTGCATTGTATTTGTCATTGCTGCAACAACTTGACTTTCTATTTCTGCAAACAAAGCCTCTGGTATAAATATTTGTTGATCATATCTAGGTGTGCAGTCATTTTCTATATCACAATCCCATTTAGTAATATCAGAATCAAATACACCTTCAACTTTAATAGCATCCCATTCTATGTTTGGGCAATATATATAACCATCAAGCCACCAAAAATATAATGATCTATTATATTTAAAAGTAGTAGTTTTAGTCATAGAGGTATAAGTTCCTGGTTGAGTTGCTTGTAACTCTTGTGATCCATCAATAGAACTTATGGTTCGTATAAGAGGTCCCCAATATCCTTCAAACATTGATGGAAGTTTATTTTTTGTACGTTTTATTGTACAACCACTTTGTATTCCAGCACAATGTGCTTCTACTTTATCTACCTCAATCAATTCTACATATGGTAATGTTTTCCAAACTGAATTAAATTTTATAAGTTTGTTTGCATAGTCTTGCCTTCTCATTAAGAACTGAGCATATTTTTCAATAAGACTATAAATATATCTATCAGTAACAAAAGCATCTTGAACTTCAGCTTTGACTTGACCCCTAATTCTAGATATTGTTTCTGCTATTGTTGCCATTCTTTTTATTTTTCAAATTCATTATAATACTTTAATGCTTTGTTGGTTTCATCTGAGTTCTCATCATATAAATGAGCTACTCTATATTTATTCTTCATAACTACATATCTGGTCCAATTATTAGGATAGCTTTTAGCTACAGCTCTTTTAAACTCTCTACATGCAACAAACCTCCACAACTCTCTATTTTTAAATCTATATTTAGTTGAATAATTTGTATAAAATATTTTACCCAAATTACCATCAGTTTCCCAGTTTTTATTTTGTAAAACCTTGCCATATTCTTTAGATAAAGCATAATTAGTATTAACTGTTTTAGAAGGCTTACACGTTCCAATAAATAAGAAACCTAATGAATCAGGTAATTCTACACCATCTCTATTGTTTATAACTGCATTCCAAAGTTTTACATTATATAGTTTTATAATCTTTTTTAATTTAACATTATCTATTTGAGAGTACATAGGTTTTTTATCTTTGAACTCTCTTATTGTTTCCTCGTTTAATAACCCCAATCTCTTTTCTCTATATCTAGGTGCTTTTAGATCAGGCTTTCTAAAATTATTAATCATATGGTTACATTTATAATTTACAAAAAAAACCCCATTAAATGAAATTTAACAGGAGTCTTTATAATACTTGATGTGCAAATTCAGCTATATTACCTAAAGTTGGATGCTGTAATTCTAATTTACCTGTTCTTCTGTTACCCACATACTTATTAGAATAGTGGTAATAATCTGTTTTACCTAGACTAGGTAATGTCTTTTCTATAAAACCTGCTGTCTCATTAGATGTCATGTATTCTACTTTTCTGTCTGTATGAATATGACCTTTGAATAAAGTTCTATTAACTGTCTGACCCCATTCTTTAGGATACTCGGATGCATATATTAATGGATTATTTTTACTTCTTTTATCACCATGTTCAAATGCATTAAAATTATTATACCACACATGAACTTTTCTTTCTTCATATTTAATATCCCAAGTAATTTCAGTACTATTTATAGATTGTGATAGAGCATGAACTAAATGAAATGAAGAAAGTCTATCATGATTACCAGGTACATAAACTATAACTAGTTCTTTACAGAAAGCTTTTATATAACCAATAGCCCAATGCATGGCATTAAATGCTTGTATATACGCATCTGTAGCTGTCATACAATTATCTAATCCTGTGCCACTTGTAGTTGTACCCTCAAATGTATCCATGTTGATTAGATCACCTCCTACAACAAAATACATCTTTTCAATATTATGTGCTGGTGTAGCTCTTTCTAATAAATTAATAATGGTTTCCTCAAAATCTTTATCAATAGTTTCATTTCCTTGTTTACCAAAATGAATATCTTGTAATGACATAACACCACAAACTTTTTCTCCTTTTTTATTTAGTTTAGTTTTTGGTAATTTATATTGCTGAGGTTTCCAATTTTTAAGAAGCTCTTCAAAATGTTTTTCATCTGGATTTTTTATCTGACTAATTAATGCAGAAACTCTCCAGTGATCACCCATTTGTTTATTCCAATATTGTGATAGCTTCCATTTGTTTGTATCTATCTTAAGTAGTTTAATAATTTCTTCAGCACTTTTAGGTTCATGATCAAATGTACCAGATATTTTACCTTCACCTTTTTCTAAATCTATTGATTCAACTAATTGAGCATTATCTGCAGCTTTACTAAAAAATTTATCTTTCTTTTTATCCTTCTTTCTTTCTTGTAATATTTGCTTCTTTAATTTGGTATATTGTGATTCTGTAATATTTAATTTATCTGCACAATATGAGGGATGTTTTTTCCATTTGAGGCTTTCAATGATTCTTTGTTTTAAATAATTTGACATAAAAGTTTTAATTAGGATTTATGTAAAAATAAGCATTTTTATTTAATTGTAAAAAAAAGAGACTGAGTCACCCCAGTCTCTCCCAACGTTTGTAGTAGAAAAACCAACAAACCACCACTTGTTGTTTTTTTTTATGATGCCGCTAATGTTGAGAATAAAATCTCTATTGGTTTACATGCCGCACTATTCCCATTATCAACAACTTTTACTTTATATGCAGTACTTGCTGTTAAATTAGTTAATTGAAAATTATTTATTGTAGTTGCAATAGGTGATGAGTTTTGTAATACCCATCCTCCAGGAGCTATTTGAGTATCTAAATATATATTTACTCCAGTACTTGAACTCCACAATCCATCCCATATTACTTCTGCTGTACTACTTGTAATAACACCAGCATAAACATTATATGGATCATGCTGTAAATCACTTGATGTACAAGCACCCAAACCATTTGCTAATATCATAGCAAACTTTTGAATAATAGAATCTAATCTTTCACCAGAAGTTATAACTATTTCACTACCAGTATCACCTATCTTAAAAGATGTACCACAATAGCTTACACATGCAGCACACTGTACATCATCACATCTTTCGCTACCCACACTACAATCAGTATAAGTACACGGGTTTGTTAATGCTGTATCAGCACAGCTACACTTTTGACTACATTTTGTACAATTACATGCCATTTTAATTCTTTTTTATTTTATGAACAACCAGCTACTATTTCTGCATTTATTGTAGATGGATCTTCATTTATATTCCAACTACCTCCTGTTTGATCTGCTAACTCTCTCCATGGGAATACTAAAGTACCACCATTATTAAATGTTTTATCAACCCCTTCACCTAGAACAAATATTGTAACTCCTTGTGCTAATGCTTGATTAATAAACGTTTGTATTTGTGCATAATCTACTGCAGTAAAGCTATCGTCTGGACCACCTGACAATTCATCTGTTATAACAATAATATACTTAGCAACGTTTGGTCTCCAAGCGCCTAAGAAATCATTATTTAATATTTGATTTATGGCCATATCTGTTGGTTCAGGAGCACCACCACCATTACCTAATTGAATACATCCTGTACCATCACCCACACCATCATTAAGTAAATTAACTTGTGTTGTAGCACTTGCACCATTATTATCTGAGAACATTTCCCAAGCTGTAATAACTTGTGTATGTCCTATTCCTGTATTTATAATTCTTTGCGAAGCTGGTAATGCTTGATAATCAGCACATGCACTATAAGTAGGTTGAGTAGTAGGATCTGTATATTCATCAGCAGTAGTAACACCTATTCTATAGTTATTAGCTCCTGAGCTTGTTTGAATAGTGTTTACTAATGAAGCAAATCCAGTTTTAATTGCATTTATTTCACTACCCATAGAGAAAGTGTAATCAATAACAAATGCTACATCCATACCATCTGTACATGGTGCTGCACCATTAACTGTTGTAAAATTAATTGTATTAGTACACACCTCAGTTGCTCCACCAATACCTATAGTAAGCCTAGCTGTATAATTACTACCTGGAGTTAATCCTGTAAATGTATGTGTTAATGATACACCTGGATTATTAAATACTTGTGTAGCAACCACATTATTGCTAACATCTAACAAGTCTAATGTATATACAGCACTAGTACCTAATAAATTACCAAATGATATTGTTGCTTCTGTTGTAGTAATTCCTGATGATAACATAGTTGGACAAGGTATTACGCCATTAACCACAGAATTTTGAGCTGCTTCACATGTATCACTACCATCAGTAACTGAGAAACTTAAAGAAACTTGAATATTTTGAAAAGTATTTAAAGTTCCAGTTGACACTAATAATCCTGCTGGATTATTTTGTAAACTTGCTACACTAAATACTGTATTTGTTGAAGCTCCATTTGCATCTGTTAAAGTAATAATAGAATAACCTGATGTATCATTAAATGAAGCAGGTATAGTAGATCCTGTAAAATCAAAATTAATACCTGTTATTACACCTGATGTATTAATTTGAGTAGATGTAGAGTATGCAAAAACTACACTGTCACATCCACCAGGACAACAATTTGTTTGTATAGCTGCTACTGCACTATATAAATCATCAATTACAACCCATGCATTTTGAACGCTTTCTGCCAATGTACTTGGACTATTATTCCAACCAACAATACTTCCATAGGAAACACTATTATCTGTTAGTGTATTATAAGATCCTGTAATTACTGTTTGAGATATTGCAGAAGATATAGCTCCAGGTAAACCAACAGCCGTTTGTAATGCACAAAACGCACTTTCAAGTGCTAATACTACTACTGATACATTAGTTAATTGACCTACATTACTTACACAAGTAGGTACTATTTGAACTTCTGCTACTGAACCACCACAAGGTAAAACACAATTTTCTAAAGTTGTAATTCTAGTATTGTAACTTGTTAAAGTAGCATTTATAGTAGTAATACTTGCTAAATTAGTACATACCTGATTTGCAATTAATGTAGCAAATTGATCTAGTGGTAATTGTGTTACTGGGTTTCCACTTGGATCATCATACACTAAACAAGCAGGTAATGTCATAGTTGGTAAAGGACCAAGACCTCCACCGCCACTACTATTTGTGTTAGCACATATTTGAGTAACCATTGCCTGAAGAACAGGAACCAATTCTGTTGGTGTTACACCTTGAATATTAAGACAACTTAAATCTAATCCTGTTAAGTCCGGATTAGCAGTTACACCATCAGTTATAATTTGACAAACCTTATCTGCAATTTTTTTTGTAACTATGCTTATAGTATCACCAGTACATAAATCTATACATGCAATATCTGGCCCTTGCCAAATTACACAATTGGATGATATATTATCACAACCGTTTGTGGTTATACTTGAATTTGTTGGGATCATAAATATTCTTTTTTATTATAATGTACTTCTGACTTACAAACTATACAATTATAATATACAAAAATTTTTAAAACCAGAAAAGTCTGATCTTAAAAACTTTTGTAAGAATATTATGAGAAGTGGAGTATTATGCCTCTATTGGTGTAATATTACCTGTAGATAAATCTACATTAACCTCACCGTATTTTTTTTGTAGTTTTGCAGTAACTTCTTGAAATTTTGCATTTGCAGATGCATGAGCTTCATGCAATTTCTGAGTTGCTATTTCAGCAGCACCTATGTTATAAATAACTTGATTAAGTGTTGTCTGAACATCTTGTACTTCTTTTAACTCTGCAGCTGTAATTGATTTAGCTGCCTTTTTTGTTTTTGCTTTAGCCATCTTATTTGGTTTTTATATTAACAAATATAGTAAATTATTTTAAATCAGATCCAGAAATTATTTTTTTATTTCCAAATAATTCTTGAGTAATAATATTTTTTAAACTATTTAAGTATTTATCACTCAATTTACTTTTTACATATTTTATTAAATCATTTTTTTTAAACTGATTGTAATCTGTAGTAGTATATTCATCTTTTGGATCAAATGAAAGAGCTAGTGCTCCAGTTGCTGCTGCCGTTTTCTTTGTAGAATATTTACCAACAGTACCGTGAAGTTCGTATATAATTTGTTCAATAGTTGATTGTGCAGATGTAACTATTGAAACAATTTCCCAAGTATATTTAATATCATCAGGTCCTAATTCTTTTGTTTGTTTTTCAACAGATTTTTTAACTGTTTTTTTTCTAGTTTTTCTTTTTGCCATTATAGAAATTTTAAAATTTTATGTAAATATAATAAAAATTATTTTCTTTAACTGCATGGGTTACATTTGTTCCAACCACTAGATCCAAAATTAACAGTCCATATCTCTCCTAGTCCATTTTGAAAACTATACCATCCAAAAAGTATTCTTATCCATGATTGTGTACATGATCCATCCATAAAGAAAGGGGAAGAACCTCCTGTTTCATTCCATTGTTGAAAACTATCACAATCAATAGACTGTGTAGAATATACTGTTAAAGATCCAGTACCAAAATTTTTACATGCAACTCTCGGATCTTTAGAATCAAAACCAAATAGATGTGGAAAACACTGTGCTTGAGATTTACCATAAAAGTCCTGCATTGATATTTCTTGAGTTCCTTCTCTTTGTGCTAAAGCTCTTGCGGATGATTCTCCCAAGGAAACTTCACCTCCGTTTTCTCTTCCTAATTCACGGGCAATAGATCTTCCATCTACTATTTCTTCACTATTACCTAAAAACAATACACCTGAAGTAACTATTCCCATTATTAAACTCTCTTAGTTAATTCTTCTACTATATCTGTAAGTTGATTTATTTGTGCTTGTTGTTCTTTAACAGCTTCTATAAGGACACCTACAATATTTCCATAAGCAACTGATTTCATTCCTTTATCATCTGTTTCAACTACTTCTGGAAGTATCTTTTCTATTTCTTGGGCTATAACACCAATAGACTTTTTTTCTTCACCTATTTTATTAAACTCAACACCTCTTAAATTATTTACTTTATCTAATGCTGAATCAATTGTTTTAATATTTTCTTTAACTCTTTCATCAGAAAATGCTATAACGTTACCAGTTGCTCTAATTGTTCCTGTTACATCTAATTCATATGATGGCGTAGGATCTTTGATACCAACTCTACTTGAATTATCTACACAAAATGCAGTGAATCTGCTAAGATCACTTGTACCATTACCTACTGAAAATCTATGTATTCTACCATCACTATAACTATTATATTTACCAACCACAAATTGATTAGCATCATTTGCTGCTGTTGCATTAGTTGGTGTTGTAACACCTTCCCCAAAAGCAAAATTTGTATTTGCTTTACTTGCAGTAGCACCAGAACCATATGCAATACCAAAATTACTAAAGTTGTCTGAATCTTTACCACCAGTAAAACTCCAATCACCAAATTGACATTGATTAGATTGACCTACTATTAAACTATAATCACCAGCACCACTTAAATTAGAATTACTAGCACCACACATAAGTAAACCTTCAGGTGAACCTGCTAATGTATTTATTGATCCACCAACTAAATTGGCACCCCCACTAATAGTATTAGATAAACCACCTACTAAATGTTCTACACCAGAAATATCATGTGTTCTACCAAAACCAGCACTGTGTGCAGCCGTAACATCTACATCTGCACCAAAAGCAAAAGAGTTTGTATTAGTAGCAGAAGAACCTTCACCACCTCCACAAAATGCGGAATCACCACTTGCTGTTGTCTTATACCCTATAGAAAAGGACTGATTACCAGATGCTAAAGTTTCTTGACCAAAAGATGATGAATCTTGACCAGTTGCTCTTGAATTTCCATTAGCTGCAAATGAATTAGATCCAGAGGCTGTTGTTAATGCTCCTATAGCCATAGAAGTTGCCCCACTAGCTGTAGTATCATATCCAAATGCAACTGATGCAAAATTTGATGCAGTAGTTATATTACCTGAAGCAACTGAATTAATACCAGATGCAGTATTACCATCACCTAAAGCAAAAGATCTATCACCTGTAATACTATGATTATCACCAAATTCTCCTTTAGAACTCATGGAACCCCATACTTCATGCATGTCTCCCCATGTTGTACCAATACCAGTTCTAAAATATAATACGTTATCAGCACTTGTATCAGAACCACTAATAAGCTGCCATGCTTGATAATTATCAGCCCAACCTTTCATAGTAATACCACTCCACCATGATCCTAGTGAACCAAATTCATCTGTAAAGTCAAGTGATAATGCTTTGTCCTGATAATCATTAGGTGTTTTTTCTGCTGCTCTAGTATCTTCTATATGTACATTTAATAAGTTTCTTGCACCAGTAGATGTTATAACTCCATCAGTCATGTTAATCTGATCAATAATACTATATCCTGATGTATTGATATCAGTATCTGTACCTATAGTAGGATTATATCTACCATCTAAATCAACAGTTAGAGCACTTAATCCATTTCTATTAAGAGTAAGTATACCATCACTAGTATTAAAACTAACAGAGCTTACATAATTGTTGCTACCTGTACTTGGATTTGACCATGTTGGATTTGATCCTGAACCAGAAGAAGTTAAAACTTGTCCTGATGTACCATAATTTGTTCCAGCAATACCAATAGCTCCTACATTATTTATTCTTAATTCTTCTGAACCTCCTACATAAAATATAGTATTATCACCACCATATATATTTGTATTAGATCCGCTTTGTAAAGCAGCGTTTGATATTTCAATATTATTACTAGAATCAAGTGTTGCTACAGTTCTAGCATTACCACTTGTATCAAAACCTAAATAATTTCCATCATTTGGAAGAATTACATTATTTGCTTGTAATCTACCACCATTATTAGTTGTAAATGTGAAAGCTGAATTACTTGTTACACCTGTTGAAGAATTCCAATATGTTACTCTTCCACTAGACCCAGTACCAGTTACAGTTCCTTGTGGTACGTTAAATGATGTGCTTAAAGTATTACCATCTTGTCTACCTATTGTTAACGTCACGGTAGACGTACCTGAATCACCAAATGAAGTAATACTTCTATCATAAGCTAAATTAGATTCAGTTGAACTACCACCCGACCAGGTCATGCTGCCACCAACAGCTAAATTATTGCCATCATAAGTAAATGCTGAATTACTTGTTATATTTGATGAACTATTCCAAAAAGCAACTTTACCACTTGCTCCAGAACCTGTTACATTACCAACTTGAGTGTTATCTATTTTTTGCCATGCATCTGTTGCTAAATCAGAAAATACTGCCCAATCTCCTACGGCCCAATCTGTTATGCCATCTAGGTTAGTAGATCCTGCTGTTGATACAATGTAATAATAACCTGGTGTACCTGATCCACTTGTTAATGTTGGTGAATTTGAAGATGCATTCCAGGTTCCTTGATATTTTAATACTCCTGTTATTGCTGTATCTATAGCTGTTTGTATTTGTGCACCTGTAGCTAAATTTGATGAAGAACTGCTTACTGCTGATGTATTTGCATCTATTGATACAACCGGCCCATTAATGTTACTAACTGCTATCCTATTTTGATTTGCAGTTTGAACAGTAGTAATAATACCTAAATCTGTTTTAGTTTGTGCTAGAGTTCTTTCTGTTAATAAATTAGTTGATGTTAAACCTAAATAAGTTGTTGGTGCTGATGTTTGTATTCCACCAGAAAATTTTACTGTATCACTTTTAATATCAGTTTCATTATCATCTAAATATATTTGTGTAGCACCCCATGTATCTAAATAGATTTGTTGTATAGAATCATCAACAGAAATATCACCTATTTTTAAATGATTTGATGAAGCTGAATTACTTATAATTTGTATACCATTAGAAGTAATATCACCACCTGCAATAGAAATATCACCTGGAAAAGTTACATTACCATTACCTGAAAAAATTGTAGAAGAGTTACCTGCGGTTAGTGTTATAGTATTATCTGAAAAATTCAAAAAAGTATCACTATCTCCAGTATGCTCTAACTTTGAAGGTATATAAACTGTCCCTGCAAAAGTTGCATTATTTCCAGAAATAGCTATTGGTGCATCTGTTAATGTATCACTATCTGACCACATTGCTACATCATTAGCTGTACCAGAACCATCAACAAAACCACTAACAGCATTATCTACATAAGTTTTATTAGCTGCATCAGTTCCTGCAGATACAGTATCCACACCTTGAATTCTTCCTGTACCAGTTAGAGTTATATCACCACCACCTATTACTATATCTCCTGATACATCTAAACTACCAGTTGTAGCTGTTAATCTTACATCAAAATCTGAAGTAGCAGTATCAGTAGCGTGAAAATCAATATACTTACCAATTTCCATTACACCATCTGTTCCTACTACAGGTACACCGCCATTCCACCAATCTCCACTTTCAGGTGTTTTAACACTAATAGTTCCTGTACTTGTAATTGTTCCTCCTAATACAGGAAAAGTTGTTGCAACAGATGTTACACCTGAAGATGTAACGTATCTACCATCAAGATCAACAGTTACTGCAGAAAGACCTTGTCTATTAAGTGTTAATACACCGTCTGAAGTATTAAATGTTGCACTTGTTAAATAATTATTAGATGCTGAAAATGTAATTGTATCAGTTGTAGCATTAGTAGTTATTGATACACCTGTACCTACTAACGTTATAGTATCATTATTTGAATCAGCTACAATTGTTCCTTGTCCTGAAACCGCAACATTTTTAAATATATTTTGTGCTGATCCTTTATCAGTATTTGTAAGACTTATTGATGGTGTTGTAGTTTGATTAGCAATAGAACCAGATATTCCATCTAATGATCCTAAACCTACAGAAGTTACAGAACCATCACCTGTACCAGCCCCTATATCTGCTAAAACTTGAGCACCAGTTCTATATTTAATAATACCATTATCACTTACTAAAAACTTATCTGTATCAGATGACGCATTAGATATTGAACTAACTGTAAGGGAACCCGTTATGGATTGACTATTTAAGAATTTTATTGCCATCTATATAATTTTTACCAAAAATACAAAATAATTTAGAGAGGATAAAATTAATTATCCTCTCTGAATATTTATTATCCTACCCTAGTAACCATAACTCTAAGCGTACTTGCTGTAGTAGTTGATCCTGTGTTGATAGTTAAACTATATGGAGAAGACGTATCTCTTTGTACATCTGCATATACAGTTGCTCCTGATGATAACTCATAAATTTGTACAATTACATCAGCTGTTCCTAAACCATGGGCTACTGTCCAGCTATTAGTATTTGTAGCAGGATACGTACCTACAAAAGTTTTAATACTTGCATAATTTGCTAACTTCTCAGGAGTAACATATCTGAAATCATCTGTTCCAGCATCTACTTCTGCTTGTGTAGCAATTTCAGTTACACCAACTGATGTTTCTGTAGAATTAGGTAATGATCTTGTAGTGTGTGACTGAATAACACCATCAGTCATATTTAACTGATCAATTACAATAACACCTGAAGTATTAATATCTGAGTCCGTACCAATGATCTTATTAAATGTACTTGCTAACTGAGCATCACTAATACCACCAGCTTTAATTGTAATAAATCCATTTGATGTACCAGCAAAAGATGCACTACTAAATCCAGCAACACCTTTATCTGTGCCACCATCTGTAGCACCTACACCTGCAACGTTTGCATCTTGTATTACTACAGTATAATCACTAATTGAAGGACTTGAATTAGCTGCAATATCAGTGTTAGCATAGATCATATCTCCAGGTTCTAACGTCTCTGTAAAAAACGCAGTACCCGCAACTGTTACAGCAAAGAAGTCACCTAAGTCTAAAGCAATGTTACTTGCCCCATCTAATGAACCATTTCCTGCACCTAAGTCTGTAGTTAAACCTGTATTTGCATTATATCCACCTTTGAATAAACCTACTCCTGCAATTAATCCTTGTACTTGTCCTAAATTAACAGCATCTGAACTAGCAGTACCATTAGCAAGAGAAGTTATTTTCTGAGAGCCTAAATTTACAGATGCATTAGGTTGTCCTAATACGTTTAATGGGATATCAACTAAAGAAGCACTTCTAACAGCACCACTTAAACTATCATCAGCTAATAAAATTATATCATCTGATTCTGCAGAACCTGACATACCGGTTGCATCAGCAATAATACCTGCATTAGAGTAATCTACTAATATTGTAGGATTAACAGTGCTTGTACCAGTCTGCGTTAAACCAAGCCCTGCAGTTACACTTGTTACTGTACCTTGGAATTGATCTGTAGAATTAATTGTTACTGTAGTACCTGTAGCAGATGTTGTAACGTTTGTCCCGCCTGCAATAGTAAATGTACCTGTTGAAGTAATAGCACTTGTTGAACCACTATCACCAGCTAAGTTAATTGAAGTTACACCACTATTGTTAGTAAATGGTAAACTACTAACCAATGCTTTTTTAGTAGAGTTATCTGTTGAATCTACAATAGCAATATAATCAGATGAAGCTGCGGATACAGCTTGTAATTCATTAAGATCTAAAGCTAATGTTAAAGTATTTGGCGTTCCACTTGCAGCTGTAGCATCAATACCTGCACCACCTATAAAGTTTACTGATTCACCATCACCAATATCTACAGGTGTACCGCCATCACCAATTAATTTCCAGTCTGTATATGCACCAGCAGGAGTAGCCCAAGCATTATCACCTCTAAGGAATGTAGTTGCACTTGGTGTTCCTGTTGCACTTAAACTATATGTTAAAGATCCTGAGCTTGTAATTGGTCCACCTGATCCAGATATAAATGTTGAGTTACTAGTACCAACGCTTGTTACTGTACCATCTTTACCAAAACCTGGAAATGATGAAATAGTAGCTTTTTTGATGTTACTATCATCAGCATCTGAGAACCACACTGTATCAGCACCAACAGGAGTTGCACTTGATGGCGTGGCTAAAATTGCGTTGTCTGCACCTAAGTAATCTATATTAACAGTTGGTGTAACTGTAGGTGTACCACTTATTGTAATACCAGTTCCTCCAGCTACACTAGTTACTGTACCTGCAGCAGAATCTGTTGCATTAATAGTAAGCTCTGTTGCGCTTGTTCTTACAACTGTTACATTTGTACCACCTGTAATAGTGATATCATCATTTGTAGTTCCATCAGTTAATCTAATTGCTGTTGTTCCACTTGGGACAGTTAAATCATAAGATATTTCTGGTCCTGTTTGGATAGGCACCCAATTTCCATTTTCACGTAATGTAAGTTTGTTGGTGGCAGTATCATAATATAATTGACCATCACCGTAAACCGTGGGAGCACTACCTAAATTTTGAATCCTAGCTAATTCTAGCTGATTACCCACTAAGGTAATATTATTTAAAAATTTGATACTTGCCATAATTATTTAATTTATTGTTATTGTTTTACTTTATTTAATTTAAATATGCACACCCATTAAATGGACTTGCAAATGTTATAACTAATACATTTGAATTAGTATAATCTATATCTCCTACAACAACACTATTACCGCTGTCTACAACTGTAACTGAAGGAAATTTACCCATGTTATGAGTAATAGTCCAAACAGCCAATGGTGCATCTTGACAGAAAACATATGTTCCAGTATCAGCAATTATTTCTGCTAAATCTAATACTGTACAGACGTTGGTTGGTGTAGGAGGACATGATTGGCTTGCCTTAATATTTATTGAAGCCAATGGTTCAACAAATACTCCTGATACACCTGATGCTACAACAACTTTTGATGAAGCAGCATTTTGCCAATCACATAATTCTTTTTTTACATTAGCAGATTGAAAATCTGTATAACAACATGATGCAATTCCAAACCTTGCAGATTGAAACTTAGCATAAGCTTGTTTTGCAAAATTCTGCTCAGTCTTGATTCTCTTTAAAAGACTCAATTCTTTTTCTTGAGCAGTATTAGATGTTGCTACTATAGATGATGCCATATTTCTTTTACTTATTTCTTAAATCTTGTATTTGTTGTTTAGCTAACTCTAAAGATAAATCTCTTGATGATAAATCCATTTCAGCTCTTTCTTTAGCTGCACATGGTTTACAAACAAGTTCACCTGTACTTGATCTAGCTTTTTGACATCCACAAGTAAATACTTTATTACATTTGGTACAATTTGCCATTCTATTGTTGGTTTATATTAAATATTTTGAGCTTGATCCACAGTTGCCTGATGGACAAGATATCTTGTTTAACATTTGTTTTGCATAATTATATAACTGCATACCTTGTGCAGATGATTGGCAATATTCAACATTAGATACTGCCGCATCAATTATAGTTCTTATATAATACATTTCTGATAATAATTCCTGTTTATCAGAATCTGGCTGACATGCTTGCACATCTAAATCACACAATACTTCATAATAAGTAGTTAGTAATTTAGTTACTCTTAAATGATTATATTCAACATACACTTTAGAGTTAGGTGATACACTATATTTTATAATGTAAATACCATCAGGAATTTGTGATTGTTTAGTTCCACAGTCTTCTTTTTGTAAAGAAAGAGTACATGCAGTTAAGCACATATCAAAATCTTTATCAACTTTTATTAAAACAGGTACCGAATAACCAGGTAAGGTTATCAACAATTCTTCACAATCAACAGCCAATTCTTTAGAATATTGACTAGTGTCTTTTATACACAATAAATCACAGTTAGATACTGTGGGAATTTCTAAACTTAATATATGTCTGCTTGCCATTTTTTGTTACTTTAATACACTATATAGATAATATACAAAAAAAACAAGAATATATAAAATAAAAAGAGCAGGAGATTTCCCCCTGCTCTAATTAATTTAAACATTAATATGTATTACCAGTATACGTTAGTATCTTCAAATACAATTTTGTTTCCGTTATCACCTGCCCAAGCTTCTAAAGCTTCCATAAGATCAATAACTGCAGCTTGTCCAGCAGCATCATCACATTTTACATAAATTTTGTAAACATACTGATCATTATCAAACACTCCAGAAGGATTGTTGAATCTTGGTACAGAATGTTGGATGTAATAAGCTCTATATGTAGCTGTTCTATCTACAGCAGCAAGGATTTCAGAAGACATTTCAATTTCTCTGATTCTTGAACTATCAGCATTACCTTGATTAAAAGGACTCTGACGGTATCTTTCAGATAAAATTAATTCTCTAAGTACTTCTTCACCTTGAGTTTGTTGCATTGAACCTGGAGTAGATGAAGCTACACCACAATCATTACAAGGATTACCAGTCTCATCAAGTAAAGATACAATGATTTCAACAGGCTCTGCATTAAAGTGATCAGTAGTTCTAAATGAACAATTACCAAAAACAGTATCAACATATGCACCTACAAATTTAACTTCAGCAGAAACTTTAGCTCCTGATGTGTTTGGAGTTGTAGAAGGAGTGTATGTACCATCTTGTGTTTCTGCAATTGAATAAACTGATTGTACAACTTCACCAGCTGCATCAGTAACACTTACAATAACACCACCTTCAGTAACTGTATCAACAATAAATGTTGCATTTCCACCGCCACCAGTAATAGTTAATACATCTGCAGCAGCATAACCACTACCTACATCAGCAATTGAAAATGTTGCTACAGCATCAGAAGCACCAAGAGAATCAATGTTCACTTTAGCACCTGATCCTGATCCACCAGTAGTTGCAACACCTGAAGCAAGAGCATAACCTGTTCCACCAGCAGATAATGATGCAGTTGCTACACCATTTAAATCAGCTTCTGCTACAAACGGCTTGATTAGCGGGTCAGCTAAAACCATTTGTGCCATTGCACCAACAATTAATGTAGGATCAATGTATTCTTGACCTTCTACACAACATACATTTGCAGAATCACCAATAGCATATGCATTGTGATTTAAAAATCTTAGTGCTGGAGAACCTTTTACATCAATTCTCATAAATTGTGTTTTACCACATGGAGCACAGTCAGAACCTAATGATAAGCTTGCTGTTGCTTGAGATGCACTAAGACAGTTAGCAGCCCATAATCTTGTAATATATCTTGGATTAATTCCTTTAGATTTTACAGACTCTTTGTACCCACCGTGTCCAGGATTGTTACCAATTGTGTCTTTAGAATAAAAAGCTCCTTCAACAACATAAGCAAGCTCTCCAGCAGTGATAGCCGGAACGGCACCACCACCAGCAACTGCTACAGTTTGCCAGTCAGCTCCATCTACTAAACCTAATTGTCCTGCGGTAAGTGCGCTTGTTGATGTTCCACCAGCAGTATCTACTGAAGACACAACAAACGTCTTGTTAAACGCATTATTAAAATAAGCCATAATAAATAAAATTTGTGTGAGGACCATTACCCTCACTGGTTATAAATAAAGATTTTAACAGTTTACTCTGTTCGTAACTTCATTGTTACTATAATAATATAATCATTTTTAGTTAAAAAAACAATACATTAATTATTCCTTTCTGCAGATTGTGTACCTCTTTGCTGCTGATACATATTTTCTATATCACCAGCTATTAATGCTGCTGTATCATCAAGTATAACTTCTACTAAATCATCTTTGAATTCACAATTTACATTTACTGTACTTACTTGCCCAGTATATGGATCTACACAATCTGGTATTTGTATTAAAGTTGGTTTTCTATAATATGTTAATATAGGATTCACAATATCAAAATTTTCATTTTTATATATTCTTATTGTATTATTTAACATAGTACAAAAAGTTTCACCCCATTCAAAACTTGGATTTTTTAATGGATCTCTTAATAAAAGAGGCACATTAGCTTCCTCAGCTAAATAAACAGTCATAGATCTAGGTGTACAACAATCATCTTTTGCCTGTGTTGTTACACGTTTATATTCTAAATATTCATCTACTGGAAAATTATTAGTTTCAAAATAAGTTTCTGTAACAGTTCCTGTTAATGATAATTCAATAAGTAAAGGTTGGAGATCATCTATCCTTTTTTTAGATAGCTCATCCCCTTCCTTATACATATTTCCACCATGAAGATTTCTTCTACACCACTCAATTTGTGCTTTATTAAAGGCTTCTATAAATTGCCAACACTCAATGTTATCATAGTCATTGCTATCAAGCTTATTGAGCCTTTGTTTTATCTTAATTAAGAGTGTACTATTTTCCATTTTTTATATATTATGAATTCCAGTATGGTTCTACTTTATCCAATAATGATAATAATGTTTCTTCATTATTTGGATCTTTTAAAAATTCCAAACATTCATGTGGTCTTTTACCTAACCTAACACCACTATCCATTGGCTCTATCCAACCACCTGCTTTAGTTAATAGAAATCTATAATATAAGGCATCTTTTATTAATGCTCTTAATTTTAATTCTTCCATATCTAATTCAGATACTTCTAAAAACTGTGATGCTGCTCTTTTCTTGTTGCTCTCTGCACCATTACCTGTTATATATGTATCCATATTTTCATACATAATATCATTAGGTGTGTTCTTAGTATATTGTACACTATCTACATCAACTACTTTTGAAACATACATCAATTTAGTTGCATTACTATCATAAAGTTTTTGCAAGTTAGATAATGCTTTATTTTTAATTTTAGTTAACTCTGTTCTTGTTGTAAGAGTTTCTTTAACTGTATCTAAATAAAATTTAGGTTCTTTCTGAGATCTTTTAGCTTCAGCTAATGATTTAGCAACAATAGAAAAACCTCCAGCTTTAATAGCATATAATTTTATTTTATCATACGGATCAGTATCAGGTTCTAAAAACACCGGATCATTACCACATCTAATTTCAATCTTATCCCAAAACTTTGAGTTATCAGGTTTCATAACTGTAAGTTTATTCCAAAAATCTTTATCTTCAGGATCAACTACATTAGCAGCTAACTCTGCTTCTAATTCAGAAACTACTTTTCTAATTTCTGCAATTTTTTCTTTTTTCTTTTTAGGGTCAAGCATTTTAACTTCAGGAGCAAACTCATTAAGACCTGTAACGTATCTCTTAACTCCATTCATTTCTAAACAAGCTAAACTTTCTTGATGCCATACACCATCATGTAATGATAGCCCATATGCTTCTAAACCCATATTTTCTTTGCTTGGATTAAAATAAGGACGAATAGCAATTGTGCTATTCTTTTTTGTGTGTTGATACTTTTCAACAATTGTGTAATCTTCCATTTTGTGGTTTTTAAAAATTAATAATTATTACTTGCGTCAAATAATACACCATAGTGTACATTCTATTATTACTAATATTTCTAAAGCAAGGTATTACCCTTGCTATAGTTTTTGACTTTAACTAACAACTATCTTCAAAGCTCCAGCTGTGTGATATAAATCACCTTTTGCTAAACCTGCAGCTTTTGCTGCTGCATCATCTGCATGGTCTCTTGCTAAGATATCCGTACCAACTGCTTTAGAAGCAAGTATTTTAGAAACACTTGAATTTGAAAATTCATATGTTTTGTTTTGTCTTTTAATATCTAGTGCCATGATAGTATATTTTAAAAGGTTAAAAATAAAAAGGGAGGAGGTTTAACCCACCTCCCCTTTAATTATTGTTCTTAGAATGATCCTCCTGTTACAGGGTTTCTCATTACAATTTTTAGAACTTTAGTCGGATCTTTAACCCATATAGCTGGCATGGTTTGAGTCATATAAACTCTATATCCATTGAACTGTCCAGTAGATGCAAATCCTTGAGTTCTTCCCATGTAGTCCATAGTACCATTTTGGTAGAACCACTTAAGTTGATTATCCCAAGAAAGTTTCAACAAGTGAATGTTGTCATTACCTTCATCAGTTACATCAAAGATGATAAAACTAAATGAACTTAGAGGTCTTCCATCAATTAATGGATTCTCAATGTCATTAGTATTTAAGTTATCAAATGCCGGATTCAATACAAACTTAACGTTAGCTAAGAAAGGAATAGTAAAGCTTGTGTAAGCAAAACCATAATCTAAATCCATGCCTTTACCTGTTACAGCTCCAACATCAGTAGCATTTTGAACTAAACCAGAACCATATACTTCATCAGCAATTGCTTTGTTGATAAGTTGCATACCACCAATACCTGTTTGTACAACAAGTGATCTTTGTGGGTCTGGTCCTTTGAATTCAACTTTTCCTTGGTAGAAGTTGTAAAGCTCAGATTTAAACATGTCAAGTGTAAATGATGACTTGTTGTATACTCTTTTAAATGAGTTATCCAACTGAGACCATAAACCAACAGATAATCTAATATCATCTGGACCGTCTTGCTTAATTCTACCACCTTTCCCCCACATGAGGTAAGTTTCAATATCTGTAGCAATTTTAGATAAATGTGCTGCTTCCATATTTGTAATGAAAGTACGTGTAAGAGTTCCATTTTCAAATGCTTCTCTTGCACCAGCTTTACCCATAGATGCTACTAATCCTTCAATACTAGGTACAGATGGATTATTTGGGTCAGTATCAAAGTTTCTCCAAATCTCAGTTACTGGTACAGTACCATCAGCATTCAAACCACCTTTGATCATAAGATCAGCACGGCTAGAAATAGAATAGTGTACGTGTGCTTCAGCTCCTCCTACAAAGTTGTAGAATTCACGGAATCCAGATCCTGTTTCAATGTCAGAAAATCTTTCACCATACTCACCTCTTGCAGAACCTTTTCTAAAGAATTTAGTTCCTTTTGCAAGATACTTGTTGTCTAATACAGCACTATTATTGTTGTTTACCAACTGTACTGTATAAACAAAACCATCACCTGCAGGGATAATATCATCCGCAGTAATGTATAATTCAAGACCATTATACTTGTCATATGTGATAATATCACCATGACCAAATGATCTCTTGTTAACCTTAATCTTAAAAGTAGTTCCATCAATACCTTTGCTAGCGTTAGCAGGTTCAATGTCAGCTACAATGTAAGGAAGGTCTTGTGCAATAGGAGTTTGCCATACCAAAAGAAGCCATTTGATACAAAGGCATTTCTACCTTTTGGGTCATAGCCCAAAGATCAATTGGTCCCATATCCATAGGCTCAGGATTACCAAGCATTTGGGTAAGGTGATACGAATCAACATGAGAACTAGCTTTATAGCTTGTATCTCTTAGGAAAATCCCATTATTTAAAACTGGAGTTGCCATAATTTTTGATTGTTTTAATTGTTAATAATTGTTTTTAGTTACTATATATTTAATTTACTTAATTAAATTCGTTTAAAAATATTTGTTGGTCTACTTAGTTTTCTTTTTGAAGATCTTTTGCTTTCTGCTTCCGCTCTATTAACACCCAATGATGCTCCTCCTGCATTTGATTGCTCAGTCTTCAATTTTCTAACTGTTTTTTCTACACTTTTCTGTGCACCTTTATCCATAATTTTTGCTTTATATCCTTCTGGATCTTGCAATAACCATAATGCCTCAGATATTAATCCGTAGTTTGGTTCAACAAATTGATATTTTTCTAGTAAGTGACCTAGTAAATTTGTGTTACGTCCACTTACTGAAGGATAATTAGGTTGTACTAACCCATTATATAACATAGCCTGTGTCTTTCTATCAACTTTGATATCTCCTAATTTTCCTTCTTTTAATGTATCATATACATTTTTCATATATGCCTTTGATGCTTGCTCTTGTTGTGCTTTCTTTAACTCTTGTTCTTTTAATTTTTGAGCAACAACTTTTTCCTGCATCTTATCTAACTTAGGTTTGAACTTGTTTGCTTGTTGTTCTAACTTTCCTAAGTCTTTCCAAATTTCTATTTCTTCAGCAATTTCTTCTGTAGTACCATAGCCAGTTGCAGATAAATATTCTGTAATGATTCTTTCTTGATCAGAAGCATTCTTTACATCTAAACTTTTATGGGTTTCTACCTGTGATAATGTAGAAAATAAACCTTTTAAATCTTTACCACCATCCGCTACATACTTTGCAGCAATTTGTAATTCTTCTGGTAAAGACTGAAAAAACTGTTTAGGGGTTTCTCTTCTAACTTGATTAGCTTTTTCTTCTAAATTAGCTTGAATTAATTCTTCCCAATCTTTAGCAGTATAATCTTCTAATGCTTTATCATCATCAAAAGGAACAATTTTATCATCTTTAATTAATTTGTTAAAAACATCTGATATACCAGAAATAGATTTTCTACCTCTTTTTGGTGCATCTGTTTTATCATCTTCCTCTTCAACTTCATTTAAAGAATCAATAATATCATCTACCTTTGTTTCAGTTTCTTTTACCTCTGTTTCATTTTCAGGGGTATTTGTTACCTCTGTTTCATTTTCAGTATTTTCTTCTTTAGCTTCAACTTTAGCATTTAGGTCATCCTTTTCATCTTTATCAGGATCTGCAAAACTAAAGTCTGCTTTAGCAGAACTTCCAGAAAAAATATTTTTCTGCTTCTTATCATCTTGAATCATATCAGCGCCACTAGGTGCAGCGTTAAATATTTCATCTAAATTAATATCTACTTGTTCTACTTTACTATTCACAGTTTGTGTTTCAGTTGCCATAATTATGTTGGTTTTAAATAATTAATACTTGTTACATATATAATATACGTAAACTTTATATTATAAACTTATAATATTTGATGAAAATTAAAAATAAATTGCAGTATATAGCTAACACCAGTTATTCTTTCTCAGAATCCTTTTGATCATACTTATTTTTGTTTTCTCTAGCTATTTGAAGTTTTGTATTAGCTATCTCTTTTTGGGCATTTATCTTTTCTCTTTCAACATTTAATCTTTCAGATTCCATGCTTTGTTTCATAGTGCTTTCTTGACGCTTCATATCCATTTGCTGTTGATACTGAGTTGTTTCTCTAATATCTTTCATAGCATCTTGGTAATCAGACACTTGATTTTGATTTAAATCAACCATAGACCCATATCCAGCAGATCTAATTTCTGCTAGTGTGATATTATTCTGTCTATCTTTTTCATTTTCAGAAATCTCCACTTGAAGTTTTTGTTGTTCTTCTTGAGCCTTAGCTTGTATCTGCTGTTCTTGCAACTGACGTTGTTGTTGCATTTCTTGCTCACGCATTGCCTGCTGTCTTTTCTCAGAATCTTTTAATATATCTGTTACTTCTGCAATAGAATCTGCTTTAACTATATTTCCTAATTCATAAATACTTGCTCCTGTAGTATTATTTGTTAAAGCCATTTGTTTTAGATTCTCTAATATAGCTCTATGATTTGTTTTGGTTGTTGCAAATACATTAAAATCACGTAACAATAAATCAGTACCATTAATTGTAAAGTTTACTTTTTCTGCTTCTGTAGATATATAAGATAATCTTAAACTTGGATTTGTACTATAATAATATTGAGCTAAGTCTGTTCTCATCTGATGTACACGTGGCATTAAATGATCTGAATGTTGTACAAAATACATTTCTGTTTGTGCATATGATTGTTGCATAGCTTGAACAACACCTGTAGCTGTTTGAGCTGAAACAGCACCTCCTAAACGTTGAGGATTAATACCAATTGCATCAAAACACTGTTGTTTAAAATAATTAGCAAGTTGAATCCTAGACATTAATCTATTAGTCTGCTCCATGTTAAGAGTTTGATAATGATTAAAGTTAGTGGCATTCTCAGTATTTGTAATAGATGTATCAAGTGGTAGCATTTGGAAATCCTTCATTGCTACGTATGCTTTTGCATAATTATTCTTACCCCAATCCTCACCCATTGAGTGACGTGGTAAAGCATTTTGATCAAACATTATTACTGTTCCTAATTCATCTATTAGAATGTCAGCAATTTGGTTATTAACCATATTGTATCCAACTTGATACGCTTTCATTAAATCTACTAAAGATGTAGATCTAGTATTTCTATCTGAAAAAACTCTACCTTCAACTGGTAGCTTACACCCATAAAGTGAATTATTACCTTTAAATTGGAAAGGAAGTCTACCAGGTTTGGTTCTATTAATACCTAAATATATTGGATTAATATTATCACCCATAGTAGATCTCCACATAGCTGGTAAATTTGGACCAATTTTAACACCACCCCAAACTTCATTAATCCATATCCAATCTATATGTTCACCTTCTATTAAATTATCTTTTCTTTTTTGTTTGAATATAGAAGTATCATATACACCTTTCTTAGTAAGTTTAAATGTTTCATCTACTATTTCTTGTGTAATATCACCGTCTTTTTCTATTTTAGTTAGGTGACCTATTCTTCTTTGTGTCTTCCAATATATTGTAGATACACGCATAAGATTTCCTTCTCCCCACATCTGTACATCTTCACCTTCATCTAATATCTGACTTAATATATCTCCACCTCTTGCGGGGTCATCCCAATAATTAGATGTGAATTGTCTATATGCTAAACCTGGCATCTGAGTATTCCACTCATGAGATCTGGTAGCATCATAATATGCACCATCATTTTGATAACCATTTACTTGATATTGTGCAGAACGTGCAGGATATATTTTTTGTAATGATTTAAGTTGTTTCTCATCCATTAAATATCCATATCTATCAACAACATCTGCAACAGTCATTAAATCAACCTTACCACAATAATTTGAATCAGCAATATATCTTTGATCAGGAGATTTTTGATAGAAAGTTAAAATTGGATTCCATAATTCTACATCATAGTCATCTTCTAACATACGGAAATGCCAAAATTCTCTATCTGCAATTAACATATCTCTAAAGCCTCTCTCTTCAAGCTCTTGCATTTTGAATCTTTCTTCATCTACATTTAGTTGATGAGATGCCCATTCTTCAACCATGCTTCTGTAAGACTTGCTAAAAAAGTCTTCTATTTCTGGTAATGACTTAAGACCCTGTGGAGATAAACTTTGTTTTGCTTCTTCTGATGAAGGGTCCATTCCCATCATCACCATTTTCTGAACTAACTTTGATTCTGCATCTGCTAACAATGCTTCTTCAACTTGAATTCTTTTTTGTTCTAACATCTCATTATAAGATGTATCATCTACGGCTCTAAATTGTACTTTAGTATATCTTTTAGCAAATTCACCAGTAAGAACATTAATTACATTAGGGACAATTGGATAAAATTTTAATTCTAAAGCTGAATCATTTTCTTGAGTTAATACATCCATCAACTCTTTATACTCATTATCTGGTTCAACAATATAATCTGTTTTATCAATTATACCTTTTGCTAATTTATAATTTTTAAGAAGTCTTCTAGAATTCATACGTAAGAACTCTATTCCTTGTAGTTCTAACCAATCAAGATTCCATGCAGCCCAATCATCAGTTTTTTTAGAATAAGGTAAAAATTGTACCGGCTGTGTTAAGCTAGAAAAAGTTGGTCCACTTTCAGCAGTAGCACCATTTTTCATTTGCATTGCATTTAATACTCTCATACTATTTTTATCTATTTAATATTTTTAAACCCTGATCTTCTTATTTTAGAACCACCCAGTCTTCTATTACGCCCTATATTTTTAAATGGACTGCTATACTTTAATTTACTTATTTTTTCTGAATTAACCAAAGAATCACCCTCTGATTCACGTCTTTTAGAATACCCTCTATTTGATTGTTGGATTTTAGCAAATGCAACTAATGCACCAAATGTTACAAGCCTATCTACGTTTAATCCTGGATAATATGCCATCATTTCTTTTATAAGCATTTGATCAGGAATTCTTTCAACACCTAATGTTTGTGACATTACATCACCTTTTTCATCTGTCTCTTCGTCTATAACTTCTCTTAAAAATTCTATTGCATATGATATCAAATGACTTTTAAATAATGTACCTGTATTCTTCCAACCATATTCTTGATATACAGTTCTATTTGAACCAAGATCTTTTAAGAATAATATTTGTTGTTTTGGTACAAGATATCTTTGTTTCTTTCTTGCTATCATATGCTGAATAAAAAGAGATATATTATTCTCTACAATAGTCCAAGCATTATACCATTCAATGATCATTTCTAATCTCTCATGAGTCTTGTTTATATCATCAAATCTACCACACCATGCTGCTACTATTTTATCTCTCTCAATAAATTGTTCAACATCACCCGCACCCAAATCTCTTGTAACTTCTGTTGCATTTTTATAAATGTATATACTACATAAAGAATCTGATGTTGTAGTTTTACCTTCTGATACAGGGTCAATAGATCCATAGTAAGCACCAAACTGAGGATTATCTACAGGTCTTTCCCAAACAACAATACTTCCTGTTTTATCTTGTTGTTTTTTATTTACAGGAAATTCACTAATAGGTAACTTGCTTGTTCTTTTTGCAACTATACCTGTTTGATCTCTATCTAATTCTATTAACTCATAAGGATAACTTTTTTCTTCAATTTTTTTCAATTGCTTGCTAAGAATACCTTGTGGAAATATTGATTCTTTTCTGTATGCAAATGCCTCTGCAATATTTAATGGTTTCTGAGATATTCTTAATTGGTATTGTTCACCTGTTAATTCAGATTTCCAACGTGCTCTTTCTAAGTTTATTGCTTTAACAGCTTCTTCTATCTCTGAGTTACCGAATTTGTCAATATAAGGTGGCATAGACCACTGTTCAGGAATAAATAGGCCTGCCATACCAATGGTACCATCAGCGTCCATTAAATTTGTTTCTACGGCATATATATCATTTGCACCTGGATTTAAAATCATATCCTTTAAAGGATTACATTGTTCTAAATCACCCACTGAACCTGCCGCTATAAACATACCAGTAGTTACCATACCTGAAGACATAGCAGGACGAAGATACTCATAAGTCTGCATCATCTTTGGTGCTATACCTGCTTCTTCATGAAAAAAGTATGTACAAGGACCACCAACACCTGTTGTTGCATTTTTTTCAAAAGATGCACCTTGTATTTTAGATTTTAATCCTCTTGATGTTTTACGGTTGTTTATTTTAACTTCTATCTGTTGTTGCCATAACAAAACCTTTTCTGGATTACTGGGTCTATACCATGCAGTATGCTCATTTAAAAATGTTTTATATTCTTCAAGAAATTTCCAAGATCCTTTATCATTAATATAATCTTTTAATGATGCCCCTATCTTACATATTGATCCTTCTTCAAACCAATACTGGTTTATTATTTTACCCATATGAAAATATGAAGAAGCAATCTGTCTTTTTTTAAGTATAGCTGAATGTTGATTATTTAATTCTGCAATCAATTCATATAATGCCATGTGATATTGAGCATCTCTAACTTTAGCAAAACCATATTTTTTTTCTTCTTTGTCAAATATTGGTAAGAAGTTTAACCACATGTAATAATCTCTAGTTAAATACCAAGTTTTGTCTTTACTTTTATATATTACTCCTTGACGGCATTTATTCTTTTGATCTTCCCAATATGTTGTAAAATCTTTTGACCTAAAGGGTTTGTTACAATAATAACCTTCCTTAGTAAATTGTTTAGCCTGATCATTAAATGACCAAGCTACTGTATCAAATTCATACTTACCTGGTTCTTTAAATATACCCTCTAAAAAATCACGGAATTCATTATCCGAGGTAAACTCAGTTGTTGTCCACTTATTATTTTCATATGTAGGTATTACTCTACTCATATCTTATGATGGCAAATACATCACCAGCTTGAAGAAGTAAATGCTCTTCACCTTCATGTTTCATTGGAGTTGGCATAGCATGTTCTGCATACTGAACTTCATCACCTACATTAATTTCTTCAACTTCAGCACCTACACCAACTACTAATCCTTTAAATTCTTTTTTTTGGGCTATTTCAGGAATAATAATTCCTGATGCTGTTTTAGTCTCTGCTGCTTTTCTTTTTATCAGTAATCTTTTTCCTACTGGTATTACTACTTGTTTCTTCATTGTTGATTTTTTTTAAATTATTAATTGGTTCATCCCAATAACAAAAGATGTATTGGGTTTCTTTTTTAGAGTTGATCATAGGCTAGTCCTGCTCCACCACGTACTGAACTGTCTTGTTCTTGCCTCATATCTGTAAATGCACCTTTGTATGATTGACGTATTTGTTCAAACTTAGCTGCTGCATTTACCATAGAATTGATATTACCATCCCTTCCATGCTCAATAGCGGTTGTTTCCATATATTTTGCTAATCTATCTAACATAGATTTAATACCTACATATGCTCTATATGTTGGTGTTTCAAATAATTTTTTGCACATGTCAAGAGCATATCTAATAGGTGGATCTTCAGTAGATTCTTCTAGTTGAATCTCTTCTATTATTATATCTTCTTTTTCATGCTCAGGTAAATTAAAAAAAGGATTTAAATCAGGATTAGGACATGTCATATAAAATAAATATTTGTACACAGACATATGAGTATCCGGATATTCATCCATTATTTTTTTTAAGAATGGTAATGAATAACAATGCTCAGTTACTATTAATTCACTATTTTGTACATCAAATAATCTTACTATCATATTTTATTGATTTTCTTTAATCCACATCATTAAAGATGTTACTTCATCTTTTAAATATGGTAGTTCATAAATTTTTATCTCATCTAAAACTGGTTCTCCATTTACATGTTCATTTATTGGATAACCATTAGAATCTTCACCAACTTGTTTAAATTTTACATGTTGTATAGTAAGCTTTCCTATCTTAAGTTTAGGGTTGTGCTTTTTAATAATATACGCATAAATACTTAACTGTAAGTTATAGTGATTAAGATTACAATCATCTAAATGACTTATAGGCTTATACATTTTCTTAGTAATGCCTTCCCAATTAGTAAATCCTTTATCTTTTATTTCTTTATTAGTTTTATAATCATTGATGTTTATATAACCATTAACTACTTCAACCACATCTGCTTGACCACATAAACCAACTGATTTTAAATACACCAAATGTTCTGGATAAACACCATCTTCTAATTTTTGATTTGGTGCAATTTTAATTCCTTCTTCATCAGTAACTGGTTTAATGATGGGAACTTCCACACCATGTCTACCAATTGTTTCAAGATCTAGCATGTCAGCTTCTCTTTGATTATGATAAAAATTACCAAGCTTAATAGCTCTTTCTGTTTCACCGTCCCAAGCCGCTAATATTTCTTTAGGTGTCATCCCATACCATTTAGATCTTTTATTCTTTGATGACTTTTTAGCTTGCCCTTCCCTATCAAACTTAGGTTTAAATTTACCAATAAAGGATGTTACACCAGTCCATTTGATATTATCTTGATCAGTGCTTTCATATACATGCCCTTCTTCTATAAATTTTAGTGCCATAGTTATAGTGTTGTAGTAGTATACCACCAGCTATCTGCTGTATCAGTTTCTACTGTTGTTATAGTATCATTACAATAATAATTAATTGTCATTTTTATTTATTTGATTGTTAATTAAATCTTCTTGCTCTTCGCTTGTAAAAGCATCCCAATAGCCTTTTGGACATTCTGATGATAGTGATCTTACCTTAAAAGATAAACTACAACCACAATCTCCACAACAAGGCTGTGTACCAGGTGCAACACAAGATGTTCCTTTTGCATCAAACAAACTACAATTTATACAGATTTGAAATCTTTCTGTTGCTGCAGCTTCAACATGTTCTTTTTTAAACAGTGAATTTGCAATTCCATCAGCAATCTTATCTGCATTTTTAAATATATCTAAATATTTTTTCCATTTACTTTTCATTCCTAAACTTCTTTTTATTTAATATATCTTGCTCCATTTGTTTTAATGCATTCTCCATCATAGTTACATTTTTTTGGATCTCTTCACTTTTTGCAAAACCCACGTATGTACGTTTTGCCAAATTACCCAAAACACTTTTATTTTTTTTAATTGACTTTTCTAGTTTATTTTTTCTTAAATAAAATGTACCAAGCCCATCAACATTTATTCTGGGAAACTCTAAAGCTGATAACTTTTTTCTTAACTTACCATAATAAAAAGTTATAAAATCCTCAACTACTGATGGATGTACACCTACTTCATCAGCAATACCTTCTTTAAAATCTTTATGACTCTTTGGATTCACTACCTAAAATTTTATAATCAAGTAATACAAATCCATTTATCTGTACATTGAGATCATTATTAAGTGATATTGTTTTTTTATTATTTCCTTTTTTACTTAATAATTTCTTTTTTTCTGCTTTTGTTATAGCATTTCTAGCTGATTGAGGGCTTTTAAATATCCCCTTTTCAACTAGAGCTACACAAAATTTAGTTAACTCAATTCCAGAATTTTTTGACAGCTCAGCTAAAAATTTTAAATCTGAATTACTTATTAGTATATCATTAAAAAAACAATATGTAAGTATTTGATATTTTATTGATACATCTATATCAACTTGCATCTTCAAATCTACTTTATTAACTATTGCCATATCATAAACTCATTATCATATCAACTAAGTCAGGATGAGGATAACAATCCGTTTTTCCTTTTCTTACATTAGTATGTGTTAATAAACCTTTTACTTTACCTAGATATGCGTCTTCTTGAAAGCCAAAACCTTTTGTTGGTCCATACTTTTGAATGTATTGCTTTAAACCAATACGTATATCAATATTATCTCTTTCAGCAATAAATAATAACCACTTGTAAAGAGCTTTAAGTTGCTGTTCAGAATAATTATGCCAATAAGTTTTACCTCTAAAAGGTTCTGCTAATTGAATTACTTGTTCTGACTGGCATTTTGAGTTTACGTATGTTCTGTGATCATTATCTAAGTAACCCATAGAACATATTTCTATTCCTACAGAATGACGGTTCATCCACCCGGAACCAGTTTTACCTAAATGCCAACCTTGTGCACCTTCAGGAAAAGCTTGAACCATCACCCCATCATGTTCATCATTACCATTTCTGTGATCAATACCACCTAATACAAACTCTGTAGCAACTCTTCCTCTACTATCTCTTCCCCAATGATCAATACATCTATATGGGTTTGCATGACCTGCTGTATGATGTAAAAATACATACTCATTTTTAATAGGTCCTGTAATATATTCACCTTTTGGTAAATAATGTTTGTGTATTACTTGATCAAAATTAGTTTTAAAATACTGAAGTTGTATGTCTGTGTCTTCATCTATTTCTTCTATTACAACATTCTCTAAATTTAAAATTAGAGACCACATATTGTTATCTACCATTCCATTTACTGGCAGATTGTGTGCAAGTTGAAACCGTTCAACGTGTTTTTCTGTATTTGGTCCAAATATACCATCAGCATTGATACCAAGTTTTTGTTGAAGAGTTCTAACATCAGCACCAGTTGTGCCTTTTTTTAACAGTCTCATCTTATTCTGCTTTTACTGCTTCATTCATTGCCTCTTTAAAGGCCTCAGCTTCAGGTGTTGATGGTTGTTCAGCCTGTTTTTGTGCAGCATATTGTTGTGCCATAAACATTTGTGCTTGCATGCGCTCTGCTCTTGACTTCTCAATATCAGCAAGTAATGCCTCATATTCAGCTTGAACAGTTAAATGTGGAATATTATCCTTGTAAAATGCAGTGATTTCTTCTCTGCGTTGTGCTAACTCTTCCTTTGAAAGTTCAGGATTCTTATCAGATAGTTCTGAATTGGTTTTTAAATCTGCCATTTTAATAAATTTAAGTTAATAATGACAAATATATATAAAAAATGTTTAAATAAAAAAAGTTTATTATAATTTATTACGTTGAAGTATATTTATAAGTTCTTTTACGTCTCCTATATTGTTAAATTGTATATCTCCTTCAAGTATTTCAACCATCCATGACCCATCTTGTAGATTATCATGGCTATTAGAAATAAGTTCTATATTGCCAATTTTATATGCATAAAAATAAAAAGGTGTATCACCAGATTCTTCTGCTGTTACATTTACCTTTTTAAAACCTAACTTTTTAATACTTGACTCTGTCATATCTTACCACTTAACTTTGTGAGACCAATATCTTGCTGATAGCTTAGACGGTTTAGAATCTTGTGCATTATGCCTTGCATAGTATGACTTTTTTCTAGCTTTATCTTTAGCTGACTTAGGATTTTTACCTGCACCCTTTACACCTTGCTGACCAAAACGTATGGTCTTTACTTTATCTCCTACTTTAGCTACCACTACATGAGACTTAGTTTTATGATTTGGGGTACGCTTAGGTTTATTATAACCTGATACACCTGCTCTTGCTAATCTTGGATCTTTCTTCTTTGCCATAATTATTAATCAATTGCTGCTCCTTGTCTTAAAGTATCTCCTGAAGCCTTATATGTAAAACTTAAGGCAACTACAAAACTACCAGTAGACATTTCATTTGTTGTAATTTCATTTGATGGTGTAAGTGAATAATTTACAGAACGTATAAACTTAATTAGATGTGAATTAGCACCTGTTGTAACAGGTTTATCAATATATAATGCTGGAATAGCAGTTCCTGCATCACTGATATTTACATATTCCATTAAATCACCATTAAAAAAATATCTGCCACCATCAATGTCATAAGGAAATGCATCTTGAATAGCTAAAGCTTGTGATGGATCTGTCTTTGTAAAAGTACCAATACTTACACGTAAATATACATGAACAATATCACCTATTCTTGTCCAAAACCCACCCTGACTATTATAAGTAAAGCCTGATATTCCTGCAGATACCTGTGGTAGAATAGTACCAGTTGTTTGAAGTGTACCACCTATATCTACTTGAGCTCTCCATTCTAAACCACTACCAGCATTTGAAACTAAAAGATAGTCAGCTCCTGGCGCTAAATTACCAAAAGGTGTAGGACCAGCTTTTATAGGTGCATCAAATATATTAGTAGTAGACTTTATAGTTAATTCATCTGTACTTGCGTTACCTATTGCAACGTTGCCATTCAGAGTAACAGAGCCAGTGTCTGAAGCTACTATGCTATCTGTTTGTACAGTTGTAAATCTTCCTGTGTTTACTATTAATACATTTGGGTTTGGTCCCGGTGTAGGATTTATTTCTACTCTATTTTCTTCATTACCTGTGCCTGGTAAATGTACGTAAGATTTTATAAATGAATCACCTACTACTGCGTTAGGTCCGTCAGTAAATTTAAGTACAAAATCTGTTGTACCTTCACCTGTTACTTCTCCTTCATCAAATGATGCTCTTAGATCTTTTATAGATATAAGTTCATTTGACATCTTTGGTGTAACAAACATACTGTCTTCAGGATTAGGCTGTCTACCTAAAACTAATAGATCGGTTTCTTCTATTTTTTTTACTACCTTTTTTCTAGATAGTAAACCCATCATATCTTGTAATATATTTCCCATTTTATTTCTTTTTTCTTTTTGTTGTTCTTTTACGAGTAGTTTTTTTTGCTCCAGTTCTATTCTTACCCTTGTGCAATCCATGACTAGCATGTTGTTTACCTGCTTTGGTAGCAGCTCTTTTCTTTGCGTTTGCCGAAGCTAATTTTTTTCTACCTCCTTTGGTACTCTTAAGTTTAGATATAGTTTTAGATGGTGCATATACTTCTCCTGTCTCAGAGCTTTTCTTGCCTGAAGGAGTTCTCCACTTTTGTTTTGTCCATCTATCTAGACTCTTTTGTTGTTTTGTCTTTGCCATTATCTTGTTGTAAAAGTATGTAATGTAAATATTATTAATCCTGATAATAATACTCCTAATATTGCATGATCATTTTGAGTTACTTGGGTTCTATCTTTTCTTTCCCATGAGGGCTTAGAAGCACCACAACTAAATGTTAATGTAAATATCAATAATATTAATATAAGATTTTTACGCATTACTTTTTCTTTCCTTTATAACCTCCACCAGCAGCTTTATACTTTTTAGCTAACATTTGAGCTTTACGTGCTGACCATTGTCCCGGTCTTCCACCTTTGCTTCCAGCTTTAATTGAATTAAACAATCTTTTACGAAGCGTTGGTTTTGTGTAATTACCACTGCTATTTACGGTGCTTTTCTTTTTACTTGTCTTCTTAAGTGCCATTTTATTCCGATATTTGAGGAAAGGATGCTAATATTGTCTGTAATTTAGCACACCTCTCGTATTCTTCAGTGTCTATGAAAAAACTAATCATATTTTGAATGTCATCTTCACTCGGCCCACTTTCAGGATCATATGGCATTATTAGTTCTCGGCCCACCTCAAACTGATTCCCCATAAGTTCATCAAATGTTATCTGTCCCGAAAGTACTAACCAAGCATTCTCATATGCCTGCTCAAGTATTATTGCATCTAACTGCATTTGTTCTATCTGATCTAATATATCATCCTTTTCCTTGTCCTGTGGCATACTATTAAAATTTAATTAGTAACTCTTCTATAAAGACAATATACTAAATTTCTAAATCCTATAAAAATTTTTAAGTCATAACATGTCCCCCTACTCTATAAAACTCTGCCCACGGCCCCCCAAAAGTTATGTGTTTTAAGTTCTAAGAAGGTTCTACCAATCTGCTCCCCAGCTACAAAATGTGCGGTGGGTACCCCCCACATGTATGCACATAAAAATAATATTAATCTAAATAATTAAAAAAATGTCAGTATTTTTCAGAAAACTAAGAGTAAATGAGAACACAGGGACTGCTACAATCATCGTAACAGACAAGCCTATCTCAAACAAAGTAGGAGAACTTGCAGGAATGAAAGTTGGAACAAGAACTAATGGTAACATCACTTTTGGTGTATTAAGCCTCATTGACCCTGAAACTAATCAGGTAATGCGTGCTAACCATCCAACAATTAAAGCCTTGCAAACTAAATTGAACCAAGGAGATGAAATGCCGGGTTTCCAACTAAGTGACAATGCCGTAGTGGACTTGAACACAGGGGAAGAAACTAACTTGCGTTGGGTTGAACAAGCCTAATCCAAGAACAAAAATTGACACAGTTTGCCTTTAAACTAAATGGACATCAGGCTGTAAGATAACCAACGAGTGTCAACTTTTAACAGGGTGTGTGTAATAGCACACCCTTTTTTTAACCTAAACTAACAATTATGTTTTTAGAAGATGCACAAGATGCTTGGAATTTATATAGTATAAGTCCTGAGCTAACATGTACGTGTGATGAAGTACACACATGTCAACAATGCTATGAAGAATGGCAAGAAGAAAAGAAACTTAGACTTCAAAGACTTGAAGATGCTTTAAAAAAAAGTAACAATAAGGGTGTGTGAAAGCACACTCTTTAATATATAACTACCTTAAGAGCACAAACATTAAATTGGGTCTGGTCCGGAGATTGACAATTGATTTGCAAATCATGAGTCCACGTTGTACCACACTCTTATGGTAGCTTATTAAACTCTCATCCAATTGCAGGTGGTAAATATTTATGATTTACTTCATCAAGGCTACACTCTATGAGTTCAAAGATAGTACGGCAAGGTGCAACCTTGTGAGAGTTTTTTGTTACTATCTGCTCAGGTTCTTGTGTTACTTCCATCTGCTCATATTCTTATGCCTTCGGCTCCCCATCTATGCATTGAATCTTAAAATTTATACATTATGGAAGAAAAAGCAAAAGAATTGCGTGTGCATATGCATTGCGTAAACAAAGTGAATAACACTTATTGCATAAGTGTTGTGGAGAGTGGTGCTCCTATTAAGACCACATTAGCCGGTGTTGCTGTGATTGCATCAAAGCAAAACCGTGTGTTTGGGTTGCTATCTATTAATGATAGTGATGGCAATAAGGTCACAGCAGACCATCCTTTAGCGCGGGACTTTATGTCCACGCTAAATAAAGGGGATTTGCTACCTGAGTGGAAACTCAGCAATAAACCTGTTGTTGACACACAAACCGGTGAAGAAACAGGAATGTTTTGGGCTGAACCAATCTAATCCACAAGAAACAAGGGGTAAAACCCTTGTTTTTGTAATAAACGTTACTATCTAGCATTTTTCTCAACTAATATTTAATTAATTGTGTGCATTGCACAGAGAATGTGTGGTCAATAACCCCACAAAAACCCACTTATTACCACTTGAAAAAAACTAAAGCAACGTATAATATATATATAGCTAACATAAGTATAACTAGAGCAATGAGTCAAGCAATACCACTTACTATTCTGAAATAGTGTAAGCCTTCAAGGATAAGCACTCTAGTTATATATTATTATGTCTCTTCCTCTATAGGATAATAGACATAGTACCCGCAATATTGCAATTAATCACTAATACTAAATCGTTATGTCTAATAATATAGTTGGAGAAACATATTCAGAATTACAAGTACTAAAATCAGCAGCAGGTTATTACATAGGTCGTACACAAGAAGGTATGCCTTATAGCCGTGAATCAATGTACTTTAAAACAAAAGAAGAAGCAAAATTAAGGCTAAAGAATTATACTAAAAACATTTTGAAAGCTTTAGAAATATAATAATTAATCATTAATAAAAACAAGTATGAAAGTAAAAATCAATTATCCAGAAAAGTTTGCTACATGGGGTAATGCCATAGGTGTTATCTTATATAGCCGTGAACAAGATGAGTTCGTTAATCTCTTTACCGGAGATATGGAACATAGTCGTGTAAACCGTAAAGAAATAGGTTCTCCATCATTAATAGAGCTTGAGTTAGAACTTGAGCATAATGAATCGTTGAGATACCTAGCTAAACAAAATCAATTAATCACTGTAACACATCAACATACATTAGATTTTCTAGAGTATGCTAATAGTTACAACTAAAAAACAAGTATTATGAGAAAGATTCTTTATTTATGTGCATTCTTATTTATAGCTGCACCAGTATTACAATCCTGTGGATCGTCAAGATCATGTGGAGCTGTAAACCAAAAGAAAAAGTTCGCTAAGAAGAACTATTGGAAACCTAAAAAAAAACATAAGAGATCCAAATGGGGAAGATAATGCAAATATTCTTGCTTGCAGTTATGATTACAAGCTGTGAGCAAGAGCCTTTGTTTACACCAGAGGTAAATCAAATGAATACAGACACAGTCAAAGTATTCTCTGAAGCATATAGTTTTGCTCAGAATAATGAAACTATGTATATATTGTTAGGCTTCTATAGTATAGATAGCAATGGTATAACCGCAGAAACCAAATATGAATTTGTTTGGAATCAATGGTTAGACTATGCACAAAATACTAATATATCCAGTGACGCAGAACAATTTATGCAATGGGCATCAGGAAATTTTGTTGATACATTTGTAATTGATATAGATGTTATAGTAATAACTGACATAGATTACATAAATCAACAAGATAAAATAGATTATCAAGTCGGTAATCAATGGAATAGATTTCTTGTGCCATTTGATATAAACACGTTTTATAACAATGGAGATACAGTAACAGAAAATTAATCAAGTAACTAATTAAATAATTAATAGAAATGAAAATAATGTTGAAATCATTCGTAAAACTATTCTTCGTAGTACTACTACCAATTATAGTTACAATAACTTTGGGAAATTTAACCCTTGATAGAAGTGATAGTATGGTCGGAGATGATAATTATCTCTTAGGATTAGGGCTATTAACAATTCTTATTGGAACATATATAAATTGTATATTTTTTGCATCATTTATGAGTAAAACAGATATGTTACCAAAGTTTAAATTTGAATTTGCACCAGTATTTGGCTTAGCGTTAGCCGTAGATACTAAAGGATATGGAAATGGTATGGCTATATTAGTTGTATTACCATTCTTTACAATTGAGTTAAAATGGGTTTAAATAATAACACTCGTTTTAATGGAGGCACAGTCTATTTAATAACGCTTATAATAGCACTGGGCTTCGTTATGCAATGTCAAGCACAAACGTATAACAAACACGGCCACTTAAGCATCAAGAATTTGTTTCAGTTACCATCAGGATATGAAAGACTCATTGAGTCAGATTATGCTGATTGGTTAACTGATCATCCTTTAAAGCAAAAGACAGAAGTAAAATACTTCAATGGTAGTGTTAAACATAATAATTATATATACGCAGCAGTATTTAAATATGATATCGGTAAAAGAGATTTACATCACTGTGCTGATGCTGCTATATACTTGAGAGCATCATATAATTATTCTCAAGGTAACTTAGATAAATTACAATTCAGTTTTACAAACGGATATAAATCATCTTATCTAGATTATCTTAAGGGAGCATCACCAACACCACTTAATGGTGGGCGTGATATAGTTACAGTATGGGGTAAAAGTCGTAAAGATACTTGTAAAACATTCAGACGTTGGTTAGATCTAATCTGGAGTTATGCAGGTACATACTCAATAGAGAAATATGATACAAAGGATGTTAACTATTGGGAAATGAAAACCGGTGATGTATTTATCACTGGAGGATTTCCTGGTCATGCTATTACAGTAGTAGATATGGCAGTTAACAGCAATGGTCATAAAATATTTATGCTTGCCCAAAGCTATATGCCAGCTCAAGAACAACACATCTTATTAAATCCGGTTACAAATGATGTATGGTATTCATTAGATGACATGAATTATGTCAATACTCCTGAATATGTATTTGAACCATCAGATTTACATAGATTTATAAATTAAAAGTGTCACGGGTGACACACTAACAGTACCAGTAATTATATACTATATAATAACACTAGTACAATTGGTCCTGTGACTTACAGTTTTATTGGTTAAGTGGACCAACAGTCAAGCAGATCTTTATTCTTTTATCATACTTGTTTAGGATAGGGACTGCTTGACTTTAATTTTTAAAAATAATAAATATGTCTGATACAATAACATTACATAAAGATGTAATAAAAGTACTATTTGAGAAATTAATAGACACGCAAAATGTAAATATAAGAGCTAATGTAAAGCATATTACAGAATTATTAGCTAATTCAATACCTGATAATGCATTAGAGGGTGCAGTTCATCTTATGTTACTTGATGAACCCTATAAAAAAGTAAATGTTGGTGATTATGTAAGATTTACACCACCAAGTTATCATGCAGGTAGTGAGTATGAAATTGATATTTTAAATGATATGGGTTTAATGCATTCAAGCGGAGATGTATATGGAATTGTAATGGGTGATACTTCATGGTCATCAAATAAAAAATACAATCCCTTTCATAGTTCAATTAAAATTGATATCTTATATCATAACGGGGATAGAGAAATTAAACGCTATGAACACACTATAAATCCTTTATATGTAAAGCGTACTAGAAAGTCTGATATCCCTTATTATAAACTAAAGAATTCATTAGATAAAATTAATAATAATGGCAAAACTATCAACGGAAGCAATTCAATCGTACCTCAAGAAGTATCTGAAAGTTAAAGAAGAAAGAGAAAAAGCATTAGATGGTAAGTCTTTTGGTGCATTCATGAATAGAACTTTTAACTTACAAGATGAAGAGTTGGCTGCTGAAACTGATGATAATACAGCATTGCTTAGGTTACTAAGGGATCATGTACAAGAATCAGAATAGGTTTGGTATAGTTAAACATGAAGTAATATCAGACCCATCAGTATCTATAGGAGCTAAAGCATTGTATAGTTTATTATGCTGTTACGCAGATAAACAAAGACAATGTTGGCCATCAATCAGTACATTAGCAGATCATCTTGACACAAGTCAATCTAGTGTTAATAGATGGATTAAAGAGCTCAAATTAAACAAATATATTAGAAGAGTAGGCAGAAAGTTAACCGTAATCTAATTGCGTTAGCTATATTAATGCTTATTATTTTTGAATTATAGTCAAATTAGGTTATATTAAGTGACTCAAAGGAAATTATATTATTATCTTTACAATAGTTTTTAATAAGATAATGATAATACAACTTCCTAATGGTCGCATAATAGAGTGTTCTCTTGAACAGTACCTTTCATTAACAGATGAAGAGTATAAAGATCTTAATGGCCTTAGTTCAGCATATACAAAGGAAGTGGGTAACCCATTTTACAATAGCTTTGCTAAAACACCACCTGATATCCAGGAGGAGTTCATTGAAGAAAATGAACCAACGTTAGATGAGATTAGCGCTTTTGAAAAATTAGAAGACCCGTATTTTCATTCAGATGATTCTTAATCATCAATTTACTTATTTTATTCACAATTAAATTTTATTAAAAATGCAAAACAAATGTCAAGTAGTGGCAGATGACATGGGAAATGTTGTCCGTCAATCACAAAATCCAGAATTTGGTCACGTTAGATTAGAGTCAAACAAAGTTGTATATTCAGCTTCAGGTTGGGCAAGTGTAAAACGTATCAGCACATTAATTCAAGGTAAATTAGAAGATTTACAGTACATATACAATGGAGTTAGTGAAATTTCTGGTAAAATCATAATCAAAGAATCATTAACACCTTTTAATGCTAGTAATCCAGACAGAGATATCAAAATGGCTGGTGATACAGGTATTATTTGTTGTGTAGATGGTCAACCTATTTATAGGAAAACATTCTTTACTAAAGATCAAACAGCAGAGGATGTACTTATAGCACATGATAATGGTGATGCTATAAGAGAGGCTAATGGTACTAACAATAATGCAGTAAATGCTGCTAAAGTTACACCAGCACAAGCTTTTGGAATTGATACTGATTCAGAAGAAGTTGATAATGAAGTAGAAGAAACAGTAGAAGATTCTGTAGAAGAAGAAGTTTTAGAAGAAGAAACTTTTGAACTATAAGATTAATTTCTGAAAATGGATAAGAGGGGACTATAGTGCAAACTATTTGTTCCCTCTTTGACATTTAAATCCACTTAATTAAATAAATAAACATGTATGTTATCAATAGAACAAATATCAAAAATTAGACTCAATGAGAAAGAACTTCAATTAAGTAAACGTATTGAGCGCTATCAATATCTAGGAATACTAGAAGAATATCAATTACATCCGCCTTCTATAGTTAATAATATAGAATATAGTAAACTTAATCCATACCAACATTTTTTGTTTAAACGTGTATTGCATGGACTTAGAGTTTATAAACCTGAAGAAGTTACTAAACTACATTGGGATAAGAAAAGGCGCATTACAAAAGTTTGGAAACGTGGGCAAAGAGAGATAAATGCTTGGAAACAAACACTTTGTAATAAAAGAATAAATGCTTATTTTAGTAAAACATTTAAAAATTCACCAACAGCACAGTATATAGTAAGTATACCAGCTGAAGAAACATTAGATGATTACAAAAATACATTTACATTTAAAGAACTTGGTATATCTTATGAAGATGTAATATTAAAGTTTATGTCAATAGGATTATTACCAAAAAATTATTTCACTTTAAAACCAAATGAGCATCAAAAAAGTCTCTAAAAAAATGTCTAAGATAAATGCTGACTATACTAAAAAGCGTAGAAAGTTTTTACAAGACAACCCTATCTGTCATGCAAAGATCCATAAGTGTTCTTTGCATGCTACAGATGTCCATCATAAACATGGCCGTGGTGTATACCACTTGGAAGTGTCTACATGGATGCCAGTTTGCAGAAACTGTCATATGTGGATAGAAGAACATCCAGCTGAATCCTATGAATTAGGTTTCTCAGGCTCAAGATCATAACTTTATGGTCCCATAGCTCAACTGGATAGAGCAACAGCCTTCTAAGCTGTAGGTTCAAGGTTCAAATCCTTGTGGGATCACAGATGGCCGGAT